TTATTTAAATAGAAGTTTACTTAAATTATCAGAAGCTTCTTTGTCCATTTCCTCTAAAACATGAGAGTACCTATTCATAGTTATTTTTATATCTGTATGACCTAATCTTTCTGAAACAACTTTCATATTTGTACCTCCTAGCAAAAGCAAACTTGCGTTTGTATGTCTTAAATCATGTACTCTAATATTTCTTAAATTATTTCTTTTAATAAAGTTATGAAAAGTTTTACTTAATGCAGTTGGTATCCAAGGTTTTAAATTTGTATTTAAACATACTAAATTATTTTCATTTTCAAGTGTACCTTGTAATTTCATTTTGTTTTGTTTTAATTTTTCTATTTTTAGTTTTTCAATTAATTCTTTTGGAACTGACAACGTTCTTTTTGATTTTGCAGTTTTTGGTTCTTTAAAAGTTATTTTACTATTTGCATATATGAGAATTTGGTTAATATTTATTATACTATTATCTAAATCAACATCAGACCATCTAAGACCAGCTACCTCTCCAATTCTTAAACCTAACAGCAACATTAAGAGAATGGGTATCTCTATCAAACTATCTTTCAACTTCTCTATTAACAATAGCGTTTCTTCTCTATTATATATTTCAATTTCATATGTAACATTTTGAGCTGGCAATTTTACAAAATCGCAAGGATTTTCAGATATTTCTTTTAGCCTATAAGCCTCTTTTAAAACAGAAGATAGAAAATTATATCTGACTTTTGCACTTGAGGAAGTAGAATTATTGAAACTTTTATTTATAAAGAATTGAAGTAAACTAGGATTTATATCTATAAGTTTTATATCTTTAAAAAAAGGTTCTATATAATTATTAACCCAAGATTTTCTATTTACAGTTGTGTAAGGAGACCAATTTTTTTCATTTGCAATTATGTACTTATAACATCTCTCTACAAGTGTTATTTTGTTTGGAGTTATAAACTTATTATTGTTTATAGTAGACTTTATTTCAATTAAATGTTTTTCAGCATCCTTTTTCTTTTCATAGCTTCCATAACTTTTTTGCTTTATTTTGCCAGTTGTTTCTTCTATGTACTCCACATATACATGAAATTTTTCCCCTCTTTTTCTTATAAAAGCTGATTTGATATTCATATATGTACACTCCTTTATAAGTATTATTCATGTTTAAAATATATTGAATAACTATGGTTTTATTATATCAAATCTAAGTTATAAATTCTATTCGATGATAGAGTAGATGTATACAGAAATATATAGACAAATCTTTAAAAAAGTAATATATAGGTAAAATATGTAAGAATTATATGTTATAATATTTTTAGCAAGGAAAATAAAATTGAAAAGCGAAGGGTGATTTTCTCATATAAACGCCAAATTCCAATATAGGAAGGAGGTGAATTTATATGTTAATTAACTTTTTATTGAGTATAGTAGCTGGTATTGTATCAGCTTTCATATATGACAAAATAAAAAATCACCCAAACGCCAATAAGGGTGATTTAAAGAAATAACTTTTAAATTCTAATCAATTAGAGAAATTCACCTTTTAAAAAGTAAATTTTATCTCCTTGCTATTATTATATCACAAATTGGTATAGATATTCAAAAATAATATTTTATTAAAGTATAATTGTTTGAATATATTTAAGCTAATTTATTATTTAATTCTTGTATTTTTAATGTTTGTCTATATTCTTGTGCTTCTGCCAATTTTGTATATTCCACAGTCTTATCGAAATTTTTCTCAACTTCTGTTCTTATTTCATCAAGCGTAACTTTGAAGAATTCCTTTCTATTATTTACCTTGTTAACTCTCTTATTATCAAAAGCTTTATGTAAAGCTGATTCTAATTTAGGTGCATCTTCACTAAATATAGTCGCATGTATATCATATTTAAAAGGAACTGATGCACTACTTAATTCATTTATTCTCTCAGTTGGGTCTAATCTTCTAGTTACTCCTATTTTATATATATTTTCTCCAAAACTACCAATATTGGAGATTATGTATACATGTCCTGCTCTTGTATTTTGTTCTCTATTTAATACATCATCTAAATCTTTTGATAGCAAAGCTAGTTTTTCTTCTATAGAATTAATTTTTTGTTCCCATTCTAATTTATCATTTTCATCTTCTGGGATAGTTGATTTTAGTCTAAGTAATTCATTCTTGAATTGTAATTCTTCTTTTTTTAGTTTTCTTTTCTGATTTTCAATTTCTTTTTGAACAAGAGCTTCTTCTTTCATTTGTTCTCTCAAAGCTCTTTGTTCTTCTTTTTCCTCTTCTTTCATTTGAAGGTATTCATAATATAAATAAAGCTCATCTATTTTCAAATTAAGATAGTTTTCTTTTATAGAAACCTTATTTGAAGTATTTAATTTATTTGTATCAGTAAATGCTTTTCGTATTCTTTTTTCTATAGAATCAATATTTTTAAAACTAACTTTTGACATAGCAATGTCGCACTCACTATTGAAGAGTTTAAGAGCTGTTTTAATATTTTGATTAGTCATAGTTCTACCTTTTTGAACACTTCCATCAACAGTCCAAGAATCAGAATATTTTACACCTGTTTTATTTCTTATTAATAGTTTTTGCATTTCTCTTATTTCTTTTAATTTTTCCATATATTCATCAGAGTTTTCAAAATCATATTTTGGATTATATAATCCAAATGATTGAAGCAGAACCTCATCTTCAGTCTGTATTAATTCTTCTGATAATCTTTTTAGCTCTTCTTTTTTATTTTTTAAAGTTGTGTTTATATCTCTAAGCTCTTCCCTTTCATTTTTTAATTCTTCTAAATGAGAATTTAAAGTATTAATATTATCTTTAAGTATATTTTTATCTTTTATAAGATTATCAAGTCTTTCTTTTTCTATTTTTAGTTCTTCGATAAGTTTAAATTTATCTTGGTTTTCTGAATCAAATTTATCAATTTCAACTTTCTTTTTGTCTAATAGATTGGATAATTCTTTTAACTTATTTTCATTTGATTCACATAAATCTTCAAAGTGTTTTTCTTTCATTTTAATTTCATCATTTAATAAAATATATTTATTATTGATTTTTTCGACATCAGATAATAGTATACTAATGCTATCTTTATGTTTTTTCATTATCTTATTTCTTTTAAATAAGAATATTATTGCAACTATAAATGATATAGAGTATGTTGAAAACGTAGAAAGAATTAGTATGGATATAGTCCATAAAGAATAATACCAGGGTATCTTGAAATTAAGATTTTTGATTTTTTCATCGTTGATGAGTAAATCACTTTTTAACTGTTCATTTTCATTGTTCATATCAAAACTCCTTTTTTATTTTTTGTTCTACTTTATGATAATAATAATTTAAGTATATAAAATTTTATGTGCAATTTCCATATATTTGCAAAAAAAGGTAAAAATAAAACAAAATGGTAGTTATTTAAAAGAATTTAGTTGGATTATAAAGGTATGTTAACAGAAATTAGAAAAATAATATAACATTCTTATAAAAGTATGTTATCAGTATTTTGAGCATAAGGAAAAGCCACTTAAAATTAGTTTTAATCATTTTAAGTAGCTCTTTTATTATTTTAGATACTCCTTTGAATATTTAATCCAAGCATCAATACCATCGATTAAGTGAATTAATTCGCCATAAATATGTTCTGAACCAAATTCATTTTTCATGTACATTATCCATTTTTTTCTACCTTGCAATTTAACTTTACCAATGAAGTTGTCTGAAGTATCAAATACATTAAATGCTCCATCTGACATTCTATCAAAGACAAAATTATTTTTTAATTCATTTTCGTACATTTTAATTTTAAGTATATTAAAAAAGTAGATTTCATTTTCATTAATTTTGAAGTTGTAATTTTTATTATTAACTTCGAATGGTATTGATTTGTTATTTTTAACAATATCCATATAATGTAAATTTTTATTATTAATACTATCATTTGCGTTATATGTTATAGTAGAGTGATTGTATATTACATCATTTATACTATTTATAGCATTATTAATTTCGATATTATCAATTTTTTCTCCTGCCAAACGTTTTACTAATATAGAAGTTTTGGAGTTATTTCCTAACATATCACAAAGTATATAGGATGATTTAATTATGTTATCTAAAAGTGTGTCTTTTAAATTTATATCTAATTCCTTTATGGCTTTGTAAGACTCAATTTTCATAGGTGTAATTTTATGATTTTCCCAGTTTATATTAATTCCTCTTTGGATATTTTTAGAGGATTCATATTTACAAATTAAGTCATATGCTTCCTCATATTTATCAATATAAATTAATTCTAAACACTGGTCTTCTAGGTCAGTATTTTTAGTAACAGATTTACGCACATCTTTCAACAGTTCTTTTCCTTTATCTGTTAAAGCATAATATTTGTTGGAGCTATTAAAAAAATTAGATAAATCTTTGCATGAGATTTCTTTTTCTATCCTTTCTATTAATTCAGCCTTTTTACCAGTTGATTTAATATTATTAGATTTTAATATTTCTTTCAATTCCGAAACTGTTAACTTAGTAAGGTCTTCAATGTAATTTGAAATCTTAAGATAATCCATGTTGAAAAACTTAGAAATTAAATATGAATAGTTAATATTATATTCATATGTCCAATAGGTTGCTATATAAGGCTCGTATATATTTTCTCCAATTATGTATTTTAGGAAAGATTTTTCTATTGATGTAAGTGGTTTAGTATCTGTTTCTAATATATTGTTTTGTGGGTTAAACTTATTAATACTATTAGTATGTATATCATATAAAGCATCTGATTTTTCTCTTGCTTGTTTTTCTAATTCATATAAATTTGTTGTATCATTACAACTTACATTCAGCACTTTATTAATTTCATTTTTTACTTCTATGTTATGAGGTGAATTAGAATTACATTCTAGTGAAAGTGTAGTACTATCATTATAGCTTTGTTTTGATTCGTTCGATTTTTCATTGCAATCAACATTATTTTTGTTTTTATTTTTTCTAAATAGATTCAAAATGCTCATAAAAAATTACTCCTTTTGTATTTAATTAATTTCTAGTGTATTCTACTTTGTGACAATAACAATTTAAGTATATAAAACTTTCTGTATAAATGCTATGTATATTAGGAAAAAACATAGAATTAAATAGTTTTGAAAAGAATACTATATTTATATGGTATAAAAAGTAAAACGAAGATTTTAAAATTAAATAATAAAAAATATTATATAAACAAGAAAATACAAAAAATTATAATTAAAAAGACGATTAATAATACACAGGAATGGAAAAAATAACCAAGACTCTACAAAATTCGATTTTTTTGTTACAATTCCCCTTTTTTTATTGCATATATTTAACAAAAGTATTATTATGTAAGTAAGATAATTATCCAAGAAAATTTTGAATAATCTAAAAATATTTTTAGAAATGAAAATACATAGTTATATTTTATTGAAATTTGTTGGGAATTTTAACTAAAAATAAGAACATAAGTTCTGATAGTAGGGGGAAGGCGTGTGGAAAAATCAAAAAAACTACTAATTGACACAGGGGATACATTGAACAAATTAAGAGAAAATAATAGTGAGAAGTTAGAAAAGTACATAGAATTATTAAAAGAATATTATAAACAAGAAAATAAAAAAGAAAGAGAATAGTTTTCTTCTCTTTCTTATTTTTTCTCATTAAGTTCTTCTTCAAGAAATACTTTTGCTATTTTGAACATTTTTTCTTGACTAGAAGGACTTAATTCGCTAATTAGTTTTAAAGCTTCTTTTATATCATCAGAGAAATTTAGATTTTCAATTAGCTCTAACTCACTAAGATTGTCTATATTTTTTACATTGACCTTTCCAAGCAAATAATCTGTAGATACATTAAAAAAATCTGATAATTTTAAAATTATGTCATGTGGAGGAAATCTTTCTTCCTTCTCATAAAAAGAAATCATTTTAGGAGTAAGACCTAAAAAAGTTGCAAGTTCTTTTTGAGTAATATCTTTTTCTTTTCTTAATTCCTTTATTCTATATCCAATCATGTTATTTAGCCACCTTTTTAATTTATATTGAACTATTAGTTCTTAATTATCAATTATAGCTCATTTTTTTTAAAAAAGCTATTGACAATGTACTAATAGTACTGTACTATTAGTACATAAGATAAAGTAAAAGAAGGTGAAAAAATGAATAAACTAAAAGATTTTAGAATACAAAAAGGACTAAGTAGAAATCAGTTAGGAGCTGAATTAGGTCTTACAAGTAGGTATATAGCTTTCTTAGAGAATGGCGAAAGAGTACCGTCTCTAAATACAGCTGTAAAAATAGCAGCTTATTTCAATACTTCAATAGAGTATATTTTTTTGAAAAACAACTGTACTAAAAGTACATTTAAAGAAAAAGGAGCTGAAAAATATGAATAACTTACAAGTAATAGAAAGAAATAACGAAAGAGTTTTAACTACACAGCAACTAGCAGATGTATATGAAACAGATGCAAGAAATATAAGCAACAATTTTAACAATAACAAAGATAGATTTATTGAAGGTAAACATTATTTTTTATTGCAAGGTGATGATTTAAAAAATTTTAAAGGTATTCATACAGAATATGAAAACCTAAAATTTACTTCAAAAATGTATCTTTGGACTGAAAGAGGAGCAAATAGACACTGCAAAATATTGGATACTGACAAAGCTTGGGAGCAGTTTGATAACTTAGAAGAAACATATTTCAAAGTTAAGCAACATAAGCCAACTTGTATAGAAGATGTATTAATAGAAAGTTTAAAAGAAATGAAAGATTTAAGACTTCAAGTTAATCAAGCAAATAGCATTGCTTTAGAAGCAAAGACAGAGGTTGAAACAATAAAAGATGTAGTTTCATTAGACTCAAATAGTTGGAGAACAAATACACATCAACTAATTGCAAGAATAGCAAAAAAACAAGGTGGTTTTGAACATATAAATATGCTTAGAACAGAAAGTTATGAATTATTAAATAAGCGATTTGGAGTTGATTTGCATAGAAGATTAATTAATAAAAGAAGAAAAATGGCAGAAGAAGGTGTATCTGAATCTAAAAGAGAGAAAGTTAACAATCTAGATGTAATACAAGATGATAAGAAGCTAATAGAGGGGTATGTGGCTATTGTAAAAGATATGGCTTTAAAATATGGAATATCAAGTGATTTAAGCAAAAATTAGGTTAAATCATGACAGTACCTTGAAAACTAAATACAGAATATTTAATTAATATGAGAAGGAGGTTTGAAAATGAGTGTAGCATTACAGTTTATAGATACAGAAGATTTAGTAAAAGAATTAATGGGACGAGAGGATACAGTAGATTTCATAAAAATGTTTTTAGATAGAGAAGGAATTAAAAGAATGGAGTTAATGACTATAGAAGAATTTTGTGAGTACTTGAAAATATCTGATGTAACAGCTAGAAACATGGCAAGAGAAGCCATGATAACAAAAGATTTTATTGCTTTAAAAATAGGAAGAAAGTACATGATTGATAGAATATCATTTGAAGAATTTATTATGAAAAATGCAATGAAAGATAGAGATGTAATGAAAAAAAGAAAGGGGGTGATTTAGTTGACTCTAAGATGGTTTCTAAGATTTTGTATAAGACACAAGAAAGTACCTACACCAAAGTTTTACATAGAGTGTGTAACTTATATGGAAGAATGTAAACAAAGAGGACTTGGACTTTAAGGAGGATTGAATATGGAAGTAACTAAAAGATTTTTAGAATATAAAATACAGGCTCTAAGCGAGAGGATAGAATTTAAAAAAACAATTGGATATAAGTGTATAGCAGATGAAAAAGAACTAGGAGCATATGAGGATATTTTGCTTATGTTAAATTCAGAAATTGAATCAATAGGAGGAGTGGAAAATGAAGAGTAGACAAGAATTAATCAAAGATATAGAAAAATACAGAAAAGCACAATACTTAATATATTTAGATATAGTACAAAGAGCATGGGCAGATAGAAGCCTTACAGCAGATGAACAAGACAGAATTAAACAAGAAGCATATGCAGAGTACAAAAGGATAGAAAGAGATACAGAAGAAGCAGAAGAACTGCTAATGAGAGAAGAATTTGAAACAGATAGACCCTTAGCAGTTCAAATAATGTAGAAAAGAGCCACTGCAATGGCTCTAATCAAAAACAAAAAATAAATTTAATAATTATATATTATAGCATAAATGGAGGGAAATTATGAGTACTTTATATGAATTAGCTACAGATTTATTAGAAATAGAAGAAGGTTTAACAGAAACAACAAGAAATGAAGCTGAAAAACTAGAGGAAATAAAAGAAATAATAAAACAAGAGATACAAAATAAAAACACTAGGATAGTTTCAGTAATATTAAACATTGACAGTGATATAAACTCTATAGATTCAGAGATTAAAAGATTGCAAGAGTTAAAAAGGGTCAAAAAGAATACTCTTGATAGATTAAAAAGCAATATAAAAGACTGTATGGAATTACTTGATACTAAAAAAGTAGAAACATTTTTAGGAAATATAAGTATAAGAAAGTCAGCAGGTAGCTTAGTCATAGAAGATGAAGAAAAGATACCTGCTATATATAAAACAGTAGAGCAAGTTGTAAAAGTAGATAAGAATACCATTAAAGACTTTATTAAAAAAGGTCATGAGGTTGAAGGTTGTAGGATTGAATATTCAACTACATTAACAACTCCAAAAGTTAAAAAAGAGTAGGTGAAAACTATGGAAAATAATAATATTTATATAAAACTTGTGAATATACAGAGTACTTTAAAAGCTCCTAAAAGTCAATTTAATAGCTTTGGTAAATACAACTATAGGAGTTGTGAGGATATACTAGAAGGTTTAAAACCTATTCTAAAGGAAGAAAAAGCATTAGTTATATTGGATGATAATATTGTTCAGATAGGAAATAGATTTTATGTAGAAGCTACAGCAACTTTAATAGATGCAGAAACAGGAGAGAAAGTATCTACAAAGGCATTAGCTAGAGAAGATGAAACTAAAAAAGGTATGGATTTAGCACAAGTAACTGGAAGTGTATCAAGTTATGCAAGAAAGTACGCTTTAAATGGATTATTTTGTATTGATGATACAAAAGATAGTGATGCAACAAATAAACATGGAAATGAGCAGAAAAAAAAAGAAGTTAATGAGAGTGAATTAAATACACTATATTCGCTAGGAGAATCTATAGAAAAAGATAAAAATAGAGTTGATAGTGAAGTATATAAGAAGTTTGGAAAGTTAGCAGTAGATTTGACTAAGCAAGAGTATGAGAAAGTTTTAAATGGATATAAGAGCATTTTAGAGAAGCAAAAACAAGAGTAGGTGATAGTATTGGGGATTATAAGAGTAAGCAAAGACAAGGATAATCCATATGTAGTTTTAAATAAAACTTGTTTGGAAGATGTGAAATTAAGCTGGCAAGCAAAAGGTTTACATTCATATCTGATTAGTAAGCCCGACCACTGGAAAATCTATGTTAATGACCTTTGCAAGAGAAGTAAAAATGGAAGAGATGCTACAGCAAATATTTTAAAAGAACTTATAGAAAATGGATATATAACAAGAAAACCTTGTAGAGATTCTAATACTAATAAAATGCTTGGAGGGTATGATTATGAAGTATATGAGATACCACTTGAAAATCCTCAGAAGCTAAAATCCCGAAAAACTGATTTCCCGGAAACCGGATTTCCCGGAAACCGGGTTTCTCGGAAACCGGAAAACACGGAAGTAGTAAGTAATGACTTTAAAGTAAATAATGATATTACTACTATTGTTATTAATGAACAATCCAATAAAGACAAAACCACCTACATAAAAAAATACTTTGAAAAATATATAGGTGTGATTACTCCTAATAACTTTATAGAGTTAATGAGTTACTTAGATGATGGAATGGAAGCTGATGTAATTATAAGAGCTATTGATGAAGCAATAGCAAATGGAGTTAAGAATTATAAGTATGTAAAGACAATATTAAATAATTGGATAGAAGCAGGTGTAAAAACTAATTTAGAACTTACAGAGTATCAAAATGAGTTTGAGAGGAAGAAAAAGAATAAACAGGATAAGAAGCAGTCTAATAGTAAAGCTGTGAATACTCCTAATGTGAGTAAAAATAAGTTTCATAACTTCAATGAAACATTTACTCAATATTCACCTGACGAACTAGATGACATAATTAAGAAAAGCCAAAAGGTTAAATTTAAATAAAATTAAACTTCTAGGAAGTAAATATCAATATATTGCTTCCTAGAAAGGGGAGGTATAAATGGCGAGAATATATGCACAAAGAAGTGGTTCTTTAAATGAACAAGATAGATTGGAATTATTAAGATTACTTGGGAAAGCTGGATATACAGTAAAGATTGCTAGAGAGAAGCAAAATAGCAAGACAACTTATACTTACTTTGTTGAGTATACAGAAGAGCAAGAAGAAAAATAGAAGGGGGCTAGTTAAATGAATACAATAACTTTAGTTGGAAGATTAGTTGCAGATGCAGAATTGAAGTACCTTCCAAATTCGGGTACTCCAAAAATAACCTTTTCAATGGCAGTAGATAGAAGGTTTAAAGATAAAAATGGAAATAAAATAACTGATTTTATTCAATGTGAGCAATTAGGAAAACATGTAGAGAATTTAGTGCAATATCTTGTTAAAGGTAAACCTATATATGCTGTTGGAGAGTTAAATATATATAATTACAAAGATGAAAATGGTTGCTGGAAATCTATTACTAAAGTTAACGTGAATGCTTTAGAATTACTTTCTAGTAAAAGTGATAGTAATAATCATAAAGAGCAACAGGAATATATACCACCAGGACTGGACCCACAAGGTTTTCAAGCAATAGATGATGACGATATACCTTTTTAATTAAGTTAAATAATCTAGGGAGTAATTATGCAATATTACTTCCTAGGAGTTAAAATATTGGAGGGATGGAAAATGGAAGAAGAGTATAGAAAATTTTTTTTAGAGCGTAATGGTGAGAAAATTGAGATGGTACAAAATTGCGAAGGAGCAATAAAAATAAGCTTAAATAATATAAAAACAGATAATTCGCATAGACCTTGGAATTTAAAGGCAGAAGGAACAGCTACAGTGACGCTATATCTAGGTAAACTGCTTTTTGAAGAAATGCTGTGGCTTAAAATATTGTATTTATTAGAAGTTATAGCAGAAAAAATGATGATGGGGGTATTAGGAATGATAATAATTAGAAGTCAAAATAAATTAGATTTAATGAGAGTTAATAGAGTTGAAATAGATAGTAGATATGTATATGCAGTGTTTGAAGGTGAATCAAATGTTAGAGAAATAGGTAGGTATAAATCAGAAGAAAGAGCTATTGAAGTATTAAACAGAATACAGGAGGCTATTATTGCAGGAACTAAGTTTGACATTATAAATAAAGACGGGGTTAGATGCAACAAAGAAAAAGTGTTTGAAATGCCAGTTGAATAAGGAGGGGGCTGAAATGTTAAAGGTTGAAAGATATTTTAGTGGTTCTGTTGCAGATAATATATTTGAAGATGATTTGACTCTTAGAAATTATTTAGCACTATATTGCTGTATCTATGGAGTAAACAAAAATGGAGAACTTGTATTTCCAACACGTGGAAAAATGCTAATAGAGTTTAATGTTGATAGGGATAGAAAAAAGAGAAAGAAAGCTTCAAAAGTAAAGTTAATTAATGTCAAAACTGGTGAAGAAAAAATATTTGATTCTATAGATAGTGCAGCATGTTTTTTAAGACTACAGAGTCAGGCAGTTTACCAAACAATTAAAAAGAAAACTAAAACAAGAAGTGGCTGGAAAGCTGAATATATTGAGGAGGAATAATGGAAGTTTCAAGGACTGAATACACAATTAAAAGAGCAAAAGAGTTATATGATAATGGAGAGGATATATTTATTGCTATAGATAAGGCTAGAGAAGAATATGAGGAGATGGTTAAAAGTGAATATCTTAGCTAGTGTGATATTAGTAATAGGAAGTTTTATAGCTGGTAGAGTTTATGAGTATAGATTGAATTTAAATGAAAATGATGAAGCTGATTCAAAAGTACTTTTAGATGTTTTTAATGAAATTAGTGTGTTAAGAGAAGAAAATAAAAGTCTTAAAGAAAAGTTACAAGAGAAAGAGTTACTATTCATCAATAGATTAATAGATTTTTTACATGATAAAAAGATATGCGAATGTTGTATTTATGACTGTAAGATTGATGATATTGAATATGATTGTGAAGATGGTATTAAAAAGTGGCTTGATAGCGAAGAACTTATATTTGAATAGAAGAAATATCTAATTAAAACAGTTTAGAGAGTTGCAAAATGTTTTTTAATAAAATTATCATTGAGATGTTTTGTAACTCTCAAAAATGAAAATAAGGAGGCGTTGTATTGCTTACATTTTTAGATTTATTCGCAGGGATAGGTGGCTTTAGGCTAGGGATGGAAAAAGCAGGACATAAATGTTTGGGACATTGCGAATATGATAAATTCGCAAATTTAAGTTATAATGCCATGCACAAACCGAAGGAGGATGAATGGTTTGAAAGAGATATTAGAGAAATTAGAACAGAAAATATCCCAAGAGCAGATGTCTGGTGTTTTGGATTCCCATGTCAAGACATTTCTGTTGCAGGGAAACAATTTGGATTCAGAGGAGAACGTTCAAGTTTATTTTTTACAGTTACAAAACTTATTAGAGAACTCAAAGAAGAAGATAGACCCAAGTATTTACTTATTGAAAACGTTAAAAATCTACTTAGTGTTAATGGAGGATTTGATTTCCTCAAAGTTCTCGTTGAACTGGATGAAATCGGCTATGATGCAGAGTGGCAAGTTCTTAATTCTAAAAACTTCGGAGTACCCCAAAATAGAGAACGAATATTCATTGTTGGACATTTTAGAGGACGAAGTACACGAAAAGTATTTCCTATCGAAAGAAAAAGTGGAAAAAATCTTGAGCAACTAAATAATCCAACTCATAGTACAAATAGAATTTATGATGCAGTTGGAATTGCTAGATGTATTAGAAGTCAGGCAGGAGGTGGAGGTGCTAAAACAGGTCTATACTTTATAGACTTAAATAAAAACTCTAAAATAACAATAAATGCTAGATATCTTAAAACAAAATATAATGCAGGTGTGACAAATAGAAATTGTGATAATAGTGGAGTTTTAGTTAATGCAGTTTTAACGCCCGATAGGGTAAATAAAAGACAAAATGGTCGTAGAATTAAAGAAAGCGGAGAACCAATGTTCACATTGACAGCTCAAGATAAACATGGAATTTTGAAAAATGGAGATATAAGAAGGTTAACACCAAAGGAATGCTTTAGGTTGCAAGGATTTCCGGATAAATATTACGAAAGAGCAGCAAGTGTATGCTCAGATAGTCAACTGTACAAACAAGCGGGAAATGCTGTTACTGCAAATGTTATATATGAAATAGCAAAAAGAATGGGCTAAAAGTTGCAAAATGTCTTTTAGTATAAATTATTGTTGAAGTGTTTTGTAACTCTCAAAAACTAAAATAAAGGGGGAATTAAATTGCAAAAATATAAAATTAAATTTGAGGAAAAAGTGACTTTAGAACATGAAGTTATAGTTGAAATACCAGAAGAAATAAGTATAAATGACATTTGCCATTGTATAGAACAAAAGTGTCAAAGAATATATGATATAGCAGATTATATAAGAGAATTTAATGGGAGACAAATAGATTTTACAGAAGATACTTGTGGAGGGACTGAAATGTTAGTTGAATCATTTAGAAAATGAAAGTAGTGAGCATATGACTAATAAAGATATGTGCAAGTCAAAGAATCTTGATGAAAGAGAAGTGTATAAGAGTTTTGGGAAAGAGATTTGTAAATGATAAAGGAGATTGTGAAAGTAAAGATTGTGATGCAACATATGAAAATTGGTTGGAGAAGGATGCTGAAAGATAATTATAAAAATAAAGTCAAGGTAAGCTTGTGAATGAAACTAGAAGTCTATAGACTTACTTTGACTTATAAAAAGGAGTGGTCAATATGGTTATTACAGAATTTAAGGTGACTTGGCAGACAACTAGAGAATGGGAAAAAGGGAACGTGTACAGCTCTATATTTACTAATTTAGAAGAAGCAAGAGCTTTTAAAAAAGATGAGGAAAATATAAAAGAAAATTATAATGTGAAGCTTTTAAGTAGAGCTATAGTCGAAATCGAAATAGATTAGGTAGGTGTTTTTAATGAATACTCTGATATATAAATATATAGTTAATGAACATAGAGATGAAGCAGATGAGTTAGATAGAGACTATGGAGAATTTAAAATATTTAATGGAGGTAAATGTTTTGGTGGATGTGGTAGGAATTTCTATACATTAGCTAAGTTTAAAAAAATGATAGTTACTTGTCCCCATTGTGGAAAAAAATATCAAATAAAACTTTTTAAAAATGGAAAAGTGAATATGAGAGTAATTGAGTAAATCAAGGGAAGTGATTATATGAAAAGAAGAAGATGCAGTTGGTGTGGCAAACTATTTTATCTTGATGAAAAATCTAAGGAGATTTATTGTTGTAAGGAATGTAGGAAGAAGGCTAAGAAGGTGAAAAAATGAAAGTTTTTCTTGTAATAGATGGAGAGCCAGTTGGCAAAGAAAGACCTAGAATGAACTCTATAACTAAAAGGATCTATACACCTAATAAAACTAGAGATTATGAGGAGTTAATAAAATGGCTGTATCAATCTAAAGTGAAGTATCGTTTTACTGGTTATATAAAAATGACTTTAAGATGTTATTACTCTATAGCTAAAAGTAACAGTAAAAAGGTTAAGGAGCAGAAAAGAAATAATGTGTTAAGACCTAGTAAAAAACCCGATATTGACAATGTTGTTAAGATTATAGCTGATTCACTCAATGAGATAGCTTATAAAGATGATACACAGATTGTTGAGGTTGTAGCTAGTAAATACTATAGTGATAAGCCAAGGGTTGAGGTTATATTAGAAGATATTATTTAAGGAGGACTATAAATATGAATGAGATTATGACAAATGAAAATTTAAGAGTTGTAGCAGATGATTTAGTTACAGTTTATGAAACTGATACAGGAGAGAAAATAGTTTTTGCAAGAGAACTACATAATAATTTAGAAGTTAAGAGACAGTTTATAGACTGGATTGAAGATAGAATTAAACAATATGGGTTTAAGGAAAATGAGGATTATTCAGTTTTTCACAAAAATATGAAAAACTCAACTGGTGGGAGACCTTCAAAAGAATATGTATTGAAGCTTGATGTAGCAAAAGAACTTGCTATGGTACAAAACAATAATAAAGGAAGAGAAATAAGAAGATATTTTATAAGATTAGAAAAGTTACTAAATAGAACCTTATCAAATTCACAGCTTAGTCAAATTAATACTATTGTGAATGAATCATTACTTAAGATGGAAGTTAAACATAATATCCAAATAGAGCAACTTAAAAAAGAGTGTTCAGAATATTATAGACCAACCTCTAAAACTAAATATGATATATCTTCTTATATAAAAGAAAGACTAGGTATATCAAAAGTTAATGAAGAATTTGAATTAGTTAAGAAAAGAACTCTATTGGTATTAGGTGCTGACAAATGGGAGGATATCCCGAAAGATGTATTACTTAATTCATTAAACTTAATAGATGAATCAATCAGAATTATAAAATCTGAGAGAAAAACAAATCAAATTAGTTTCTTTGAAAAAGATAATTTCTGTTAATAAAAAGAAAAAAGGAGTGCTTTCACACTCCACTTGTCAAAAATATAAAGCTTTTATCCAAGATTATTATAACATAAACAGGAGTGTGGAAGTATGGATAATAATATCAATAAAAAAGAACTATTTAAAAAAGTAGAAGGTAGACTACATCATTATAAATTTTTAAGTGCAGAAATTAAAAATCTTGAATTAGATATAGAAAGTAGAGAAAATGAGATATTTGGGTGTAAGGCTGTTGGATATGATGAAAAAGTAAGTCCAACATATGCTTTTAATTCAAGTGTGGAGAATGAGATTATAAAAAAAGAAAGAGATATTACTAGATTGAAAAAACTGAAAAAAGATAAGGAAATTGAAAAGAAGAAAATAGAAAATGCACTTACATGCTTAGATATAAGAGAAGAACATTTTTTTAAACTGTTTTACAATAGCAGAATGAAAAATAGTATGGTTTATATATCCTTAGAGATGAACTCAGATAGAAAAACATGTAGATGTGTGAGGGAAAGATTAGTGTATAAAATTATGGATATGCTTTATCCAAGAATTAAGGAAAATGAACTACCATTATTTAAAAATTAGAAAATTCCCCAGTTTTTCCCCAGAAATTCCCACTTTATTCCCTACTTTCTCCCCTTTTTGATTAAAAAAGCATGAGATAATAGTATTGTGGAAATAAAGATTTCCCTCTCAAAACTTAATATTTGACTAGGGTATAAGGGATTGCCCTAGTCACTACGAACAGACTAGGCAGGGCGTGAGGACGCTGTTAGTTCAATTCTAACTATGTTCAAATATTAATCAACGTATACACTAAAAGTAGAGAAATTGAGGGCAAAATTTTATATTTTGTATCTTAATTCAGAAGTCTAAAAATCGGGTGGGGCTTGGTAACCTCACTCACCATGCAGGTACTGGTGTTTAATCTAAGTTCGATTCTTAGAACTTGCGACATAATATATGTATCTCCCTATTTAAAAAGGCTAAGTGAGGGTAAGCTTAGTCTTTTATTTTTTTACAGGAGTATGATAAATGAGTAATTTAAGAGAAAAGATAATAAAAGAACTAAATGAATTTAATATAAAAGCAGATAATGATTTTTTAGAATATGCAGTTGAACACATTAAAAAGTTTATGAATGAAGGTATAGCTGATGAAGAGTTATTAATAAGAGGAGTTGTGCTTGGAGCAAGTTATGTAGTTAATATAGAAAATAAAGACTTAGATTAATTTCTAGGTCTTTTTTTTATACAATAAATTAAAAGGAGAATAAATTATGAATGATTATAAAGAAAAAACTGAACCAAAATTAAATATTTTAGTCCAGTCTAAAGTTGATATCTTATGTTCTAATAGCTCTACTATGAATGGAGTAGACACTTCAATTGATATAAAACTTTCTTTAGATAATAGAGTTATTGGCAATTTAACTAATGAAGACATAAAAAAAGAAATATCAACATCTTTTAATAAGTGTTTAAAAGAAATTGATAAAAAAATTTGTAGCAAAGAAGTAATTAATAAGCTGATTTGATTTCCTCAATTGAAGAAATTAGTTGTTCTTGAACTTTTTCTATAATTAATTCTTTATCTAAACTTCCAGAATAAAAAGGTTGCAATAAATCAATGTAATTTAATTAGATACATAGACTCTAACAAGAGTTCTTTTTTATTCCCAAAACGACAAACAAACGAGGTGGTGGTGTGCAAGATGTGAAAGAAAAAGTAAAACAAGATTACCTAAAAGGTATGAAACAAAAGGAAATATCAGCAAAGTATGACATTAGTTTAAATACTTTAAAGTCATGGATAAAAAGATACAATTGGGCTAATGAGAAAAAGAAGGGTGCACCTAAAAATAAAAGAGGTGCACCCATAGGTAATAAAAATGCCACTGGTCCTCCTGGAAATAAAAATGCTGAAAAGTTTGGTTTCTTCTCAAAATATCTACCTGAAGAAACTAGGGAATTAATACAAGAAATATCTATAAAAGATAAATTTGATATTCTTTGGGAGCAGATAACAATCCAATACGCAGCAATAATAAGAGCACAAAAGATAATGTATGTTAAAGACAAGGAAGAAATGATTAAAGAATTAAAGAAACATGAAAGTACAGAAAATGGAGAGAAGATAGAGTATGAATTTCAATTTGCATGGGATAGGCAAGCATCTTTTCTTAATGCACAGAGTAGAGCTATGAGTGAACTTAGAAGTTTAATTAAACAGTATGATGAAATGATTCATAAGGATTGGAATTTGGCTACAGAGGAGCAGAAAAATAGAGTTGAAAAGTTAAAATGTGAAGTTGATAACCTAAAGAAAAGTGATACTGGAGATGATTCAAAAATTTGGGTTGAAGCTATACAAAATATTGCAATGAAACGTGGTGTTAACAATGGATAAAGCTTTATTGACACTATTAGATTGTTATTGGGATAATCCTGTTTGGTTTGCAGAGGATATGTTAAATTTTAAAGCTGACAAGTGGCAATCTGATGTTCTGATGGCTTTAGCTCAAACCCCAAAAGTATCTATTAGAAGTGGTCAAGGAGTAGGTAAAACTGGATTAGAAAGCATTGCAACTGTATGGTATTTAAGCACTAGACCTTTTCCGAAAGTAGTTGCTACAGCTCCAACACGACAACAATTATATGACGTACTATGGGCTGAAATAGCTAAATGGCTAAGTAATAGCAAGGTTGAGAAGCTACTTGAGTGGACTAAAACAAAAGTGTATATGAAAGGCTTTGAAGAAAGATGGTGGGCTACAGCTAGAACAGCAGTAAAGCCCGAGAATATGCAAGGTTTTCATGAAGATTATATGTTATTTGTTGTTGATGAAGCTTCGGGAGTTGCTGACCCCATTATGGAAGCTATATTGGGAACATTATCAGGTGCAGAAAATAAGCTTCTTTTATGCGGAAACCCAACTAGAACGAGTGGAACGTTTTACGATAGCCATAATAGAGACAGAGATTTATATAAAACATTTAAAGTATCTTCTTTAGACAGCCCTAGAACATCAAAAGATAATATTGAAATGCTAAAAAGAAAGTACCATGAAGGTTCTGACCCTTGGCGTGTCAGAGTACTTGGAGAGTTTCCAAAAGGTGAAAGTGATTCTTTAATATCTTTAGAAGCTGTTGAAACAAGCACAATAAGAGAAGTGAATATATCTAATGACTATATATTAAATATAGGGGCGGATATAGCAAGATATGGTGATGATGAAACCATAATAGCTCCAAGAATAGGTGGGAAAGTATTTGATTTATTAACTTATTCAAAAAAAGATACAATGGAAACAGTAGGAAATATATTAAGAGCAGTTGATAAATTTAAAAATATGTATCATCAAATTAACAGAGTAAAAATAAAAACGGATGATGATGGCTTAGGTGCAGGTGTAACAGATAGATTAAAAGAAGTTATAAGACATGAAAGACTTAAATATGAAGTTATACCTATTCAAAATGGTTCTAGTGCTATAGAAAAAGATAAGTACTATAATAAAGCTTCTGAAATGTGGGATAACATGAGGGAGGAATTAGATGCAAATTTAAGTAGTTTTATACAAAATAAAGAAGCTATAATACAGCTTCCTAATGATGATAAACTTATTAAACAACTATCAAATAGAAAATATACAGTAGATTCAAAAGGGAAAATACAAATAGAAAGTAAAAAGGAAATGAAAAAAAGAATTGGAGAATCACCCGATAGAGCTGATGCAGTAATATATTCGTTTGCAGAAAATAACAATACTGATTTATCTTTACTGAAAGGGGGTAGTGTATGGGGATAATATCTTATGTAAAAAAGCTATTTAAAAGACCTGCAGGAGAGATTATGCGTATGTCTAGTGGAAACATTGGCGTATATAAATTAGACGATTCTAGAGTTGATTATGAGTTAGCAAGAGAACTGTATCAAAATAAAAATGCTAAGTACAAGCTAGGTTCTAGTTTTGTTAGACCGATTGTCAATTCAACAACTGGTTTTATGGGTGTACCTCATTTTCAAATAGAAGATGAAGAAGCTCAATATATATTAGATGAATTTGTTTTAGATAACACATCTAAAATGTTAAAAACACATACAGATAGTTTAAAGCAAGGTGATTGTTATATTTGGATAACTAGAGAAGAAAGAGAAAATCCTTTATATCCCGATAAAAAAGTTAGATTAATATATAACTTCATATCACCCGAAGAAGTGAAAGAAATAATATTAGACCCTACAACAAAAGAGCCTATAGCTTATATATTAGAAAGTCAAAATGAATGGACTGACTTAGGAGAAAACAAGAGAAAGGCTAAGGTAAAACAAATAATAACTGCTGAAAGTAGATTTGTTGAGGTTGAAGGTGATAAGATAGAAGGTTTAGAAGAAGGGGAAACGCCTAATGTATGGGGTTTTATACCAATAATACATTTTAAAAATGAAGCTGATGAAACATTGAAATATGGGCAAAGTGATATAGAACCAATAGAACCTCTTTTAAAAGCTTATCATGATGTTATGTTACATGCGTTAAAAGGTAGCAAAATGCACTCTACTCCAAAACTAAAGTTGAAATTAACTGATGTTGCAAGTTTTTTAGCACACAATTTTGGTGTTGAAGACCCAGTTAAATTTGCCAAAGAAGGTGGAAAGATAAATCTTGATGGGCATGAAATACTATTCTTAAACAAAGATGAAGAAGCTGAGTTTGTAGAAGTAAAATCAGCCATAGGTGATGCTAAGGAGCTTTTAAAGCTTCTTTTTTATTGCATAGTAGATGTATCTGAAACACCCGAGTTTATATTTGGAGTACATACACCTAGTGCTTTAGCTTCTGTAAAAGAACAAATGCCTATTATGGTAAATAAGATAAGAAGAAAAAGAGAACAATTTACAAATAGCTGGCAATTACTTGCAAGAATGGTTTTAATAATGAGTTCTAATTCTAGTGGTATGAAATATTCATCTTATGATGTGACTATAGGTTGGGATGAAGTAAATCCACGAGATGATAAAGAATTAGCTGAAACACTAGAAAAAGTATGTAGTGCATTAGATAAAGCTTTAGAGGGTGGATTTATTAGTGAAGAATCAACAGTAAACTTTTTAGCACAGTATATAGATACAATGAGCAATTATATAAGTGATGACCCTGAAATAGTTGGAGAAAGAGAAAAGATAATAAAAACCAAGATGTTAAAATACAGATTAGATGACTCTCAAGGTTTAAATGATGAGTCAAATGAAATTGAGAAGGAAATAAATAAAATAAAGGATAATAATGGCAATGGATAAAAGTACTTCGGAATTAATAACTGTTGCAGGGGAGTACAAGAAATGGGCATTAGAAGCTAGAAAAAAATTTATAGATTTAAGGCTCAAGCAAGATGATGAAATAAGAACAATGTATATTAACATAACAAGAAATATTACAAAAGAAATAAGAAAAGGAAATCTTTCAGACTTTAACAAAGTTAGGTTAAAACAGATACTAAAACAATTAACGCAAGAAATAAAAATATTAAATGAACAACTAGTATTTAATTTTGATGAATACTTAAATAAAAATGTTGAAACAGCTACTAGTTACTCTAAAAATATTTTAATTAATGCAGTTGAGACAGCTCAAATAACTAAAGTAACTAAAACTATGATACAAAAAGCTTTCTATGATATTAATATAAGAACTGTAGAAGCTTATTATACAAGGGTTAAGGATGGTTTATTTTTATCTGATAGAATTTGGTCTAAGTGTAAGAAGTACAGAGAAGATATGAAAGTTATATTACAAACAGCAGTAACAGAAGGTCAAGACTGTGTTAAAACAGCTAAGATGTTAGACAAATATGTTTTAAAAGGTAAGAAAACTTTAGTTGATGAATATCCAAATATGATAAAAAGAATAGGAAATAGAGTACCTCAAAATATAAGTTATGAAGCTTTAAGATTGGCAAGAACTGAAATGACATCAGCTTATGGTGATGGGGTTTTAGCTTCTGCAATGATTAACCCTGCAACCATAGGTATTCAGTTTATGTTGTCCATGGCACATCCTCACACAGATATATGTGACGAAATATGTGGAGAGGATAATTTTGGTTTGGGTAAAGGTGTTTATCCTATAAATGAAGCTCCTGTATATCCATTCCACCCTCATTGTTTGTGTATTATGCTTACTGTAGTTCAACCATTAGATATATTAGTTGGAAGGTTGAAAAATTGGATTAAAAATCCTATGAATGATGTACCTCTTGAAATGTGGTATCAAGAGGTGTATGGAAATTTGAATTTTTAAATTGAAAGGTGGTGATTAAATGAATGTAATAACTGGAGAAATGGACTCAATGAATGCGTTAATATCTAGTATAAAACCTTCTGATATTCCTTTAGCTAAAGATATAGACATAGAAGCTTTAAAATCTATAGATGATGACCCTCTTGAGGTAGTTGTTGAGATACCAGCTACAAAATCTAAAAGGGGATGGAATTATACTGCTAAAAGCTTGAAAGATATTGTAGATTACACTAATGAAAATACTCTTAATGGCTTTTTAGGACATCAAAAAGCTGAAAATATATCAACTGAATTTGCACTACCTGTAACGCATTGGATAGGTGCAGAAATGAAAGGGGATAAAGCTTATTTCAGAGGGCTGATTGATGCTGATGCAACAAATTTAAAAAGATGGATTAGAACTAAAAGGATAAAAGAAGTTAGTATATTTGGTTATCCAAAACTTAAAAAGAGTGCTAAAGGCGAAATGAATGTTATAGGATATGAGCCACTATCTATTGATTGGACTCCTCTACATAGACCAGGTATGCCAACAAGTATTGTAGGTATGGAAATGAGTCCTAATGGCGAACAGTTAGATGGAACTTTTGAAGCTTTAAGAATAGATTTAAGAGAAGCTTTAAAAGCTAAGTTTTCTATTAATGATAATAATTCATATCTCTATATACAAAACATAAGATATGATAACAATACTGTCATATATGAGTTGGAGCAAAATGGATTATGCAAGCTTTATAGTATACCATTTACTATAGTTGAAAATAAAATAAATCTAGGTGAAGAAATTGAAGTAATAAAGAAAATAAGCTATGAAGCTAAAGGAGAAATGAAAGGAGAGGAAAACAAATTGGAAGGAAAAGAGTTAATAAAAAATGTCAAAGGATTACTGCAAACTGGTGAAATATCATATTCAGAGGTCATACAAGGAATAGGCTTAACTAAGGAAATTGTGACAGGAGAGATGGAAGATGTAAAAAGTTCATTAAAAGCAGAAAAAGAATTAAGAGAAGTGAAAAAAGTACTTGGAATAGTAGGAGAGATGGACACAGTTGAAGTGGCAAAAAAGGCTTCAAAAGCTTTAGAAAATGAGAAAAAGGAAGCTTGGAACTGTATAGTTAATAAAGTAATTAAAGATAAAGTGTCAGGTGAAATAGCTCAAACATTAGTTAAGAAAATGTTAAATGTTGAGGAAGGCTCAAGTGAAGAAGTAATAACAGGAGAAATAGAAAATATATTAAATGATGAGTTTGTAAAAAATACAATGTCTAATATGTATAAAGATAATCCAACAACAACAGGATTATTAAACTCTAGCAATAATGGAAGTTTAACAACTAAGAAAAATAGAATATAAAGGAGTGATGTTTATATGGCATTTAAAGGTCAACCAACGCCAAGCACAATAACACAGATAACAAGAGCAAAAATAAGTGATGGGAAATCTGTAAGAGTTATTCTTTCAGAAGGCGAAAGCACTAAAACACAACAATTTTATCTTATAAATGGATTCTTTGGAGTCGCTATGCAAGACGGAGAAAAAGGCGATGAAGTTACTTTGCAAATAGAGCAAGCTGAATACGAAACGGATAATATTGTTACATCAGAAGCTTTTGAGGCAGGGAAATTGATTTATTGGGATAATACAGCTAAGAAATTTACTACTACATCTGCAAGTAATAGGCTAGTTGGTAGAGTAACAGATGGGAAAGACAGTAATAATGTAATTTGGTTTATATTATTACCTCAACAATAGAAAAGGAGTGATAAATATATGGCATTTAAAGTAATTAGTCAGGAAAATTTGCTGGAACAAAAAAGAAAAGAAACTTTACAAGAAGATATACCATTTATAGTAAATGGTGAAATGGAATATGTAACAAAGAAAATATCAAATGGAGAAATGGAAACCTTGGAGTTAAATAAGCCACTTGGTGAAATGATGACTTTTAGCTCGACTTCAAATTTAAAAGAGTTATTAAGAAAAGTTGTATTAGATGTTGAACTAGGCAGAGAGCAAGTACAACTATTATATAAACCAATCTATGACAGTATAGCAGATTCTAATTTACCACAAGTTATGGATGCTAAGTGGGCTTTACAAGGTAACTGTGTATTCCTAGAGCATATAGAAGGTGAAGAAATTAAATTCGGTACAATAAATGCAGAAAATGGTCCAGTTGCAAGGATACAAACTTATGCAACTGGTTTTGAGTATACAAAAGAAATGAAGGATTTTAACCAAACATTTAGTGTTGAAATATTAAATAAATCAATTGGTGAGAGTTACAATGCCTTGTTAAACCACATACATCTAAGCCCAATAATAAATTTTAATTATAAAGCTTCTAATAAGACAGCTTTTAAAGGTGAAACTAATGACCCAATATGGCTAGGAATTTGGAGAACATTAACACAAGCACAAAAAGATACAGTTATAGCAAAAAGACAAGGTAATATATTAATGGCTTCTAGTGCTGACCAAATTGAAATAGAAATGGCGTTAAATGGAGGACATTTATTAAACGGAAGCATGTATCCATCTATAAAAAATATATCAACAGTAATTTATTATGATGGGTGGGAGGTTACTGTTGGTAAAAAAACATATTCTTACAAAGGTGTTACACCAGGCAAAGGATATTTGATAAGACCTAAGCGAGGATTTAAAGAGTTAATAAAGAGAGATTTAACAACAGAGGTTGGAAATGCTGATTTAAGTAAGTTAGTAGAAAATCAAATTGTAGGTCATTGTTATAGAGGTGCTTTTGCAGCAGTAGAAGAAAATGTACAAGAAATAAGTTTTAGATAAAACACTCATAAGAGTGTTATTTTTATGAGGTGATAATATATGACACCAACTAGTAATTTAATAGAAAAATTAAGACTATTATTAAATGATAAAGATAAAAAATCATTTACAGATGAAGAATTAAACTTGTTTTTAGAAGAAGCAGACTGTATTTACTGTGCAGCTTCTCAAGGATGGGTATTAAAATCTTTACAATATGAAAATACAGTAGGGGAAATGTATGAGTATAAAGTGGGTCAAGAAACATATAAAAGCTCTAGTATAAAGGACCTAGTATCTGTAGCTTATCAAAATGCAGAGAAATTCAAGGATATGTGTACTAACAAAAAAGAAAAGGGAAGTTTTATGTTAGGAATTAGCACAGAATTTGAAATATGATAAATATTGATAGAAGAAGAAAAGACATAATAAGAACTATTAATATGAACCCTACCAATATTACTATAACTAATATTAAAAAAACTGAAATAGATGGAGCTTTTGAAGAAACTGAAACAGAGATAAAATGTGTTGTTAGAATATTTAATGAAAAGACAGCAGAGAAACAAATATCAAGTGAAAAGCAAGGTACTTTTAGTTCTATTAGAACATATGGAATGTTAGTAAGTGATGATGTTGTCTTAGATGTTAACAGTAGAGATTCTTTGGAGTTTGAGTGCATATATGGGAGAATGAAAATAGTTAATGTATATCCTCAAATTGTAAAAGGAGAACTTTGTGGGTATCAATGTTCACTTGAAAGGATTGATTAAAATGAGTGCTTTCACAAATGCAATAAATGATATAAATAGAAAAAAAGCAGGTATGTTTGTACTTTGTATGAGTGCAAGTGCAATGCTAGAAGGTGAAGCTAAAGCAAATGCAAGTTGGACAGACAGAACATCACATGCAAGACAAAGTTTAAATGCTAAAACTCTTGGAGGAGGAAATAATTTCATTATTAGATTATCGCATGGTGCAGAATATGGAGGAATACTTGAAGAAGGTTCAAAACCACATGTTATTACTCCAAAATCAGCTCAAGCTTTATACTGGAGAGGTGCTTCACATCCTGTAAAATCAGTTCAACATCCTGGTACAAAAGCAATGCCTATTATAAAACCAACTATTGATAAAAATATAGGCAAAATAGGTAATATGATTTTTAGATATTGGAGTGATTAAAATTGAAATATACTTTAGCTAATATTAGACCTTTGAATAATTTTTTAGATTTTAATTTAGAAAGTTTTGAAATACTAACAAAAAAAATGCCAATCGATATATTAAAGCCAAAAGTAGAACTTATTAGCCTTGATTATGGTGAAGTAAAATTAATAAAAAAATATACTGACTGTATTTGATTATTTGGAGCAAATAAATGAGAGCAGGAATAAGAAAAGCGTTAATAGATAATATAAAAGAATTAAAAGGTTGTTATGAACCTAATGTACCAAACAAAGATACTAAAAAGCCTTATATGGTAGTTGTACAAGGGCAAGACAATGACAACGGAGAAACAATAGGCTTTGAAAGAAGTATAGAAATATGGATTTATGAAGGCAGAACAACATTCAAGAAATTAGATAAATTAACTAAACAAGTTGTTGAAGTCTTAGATATGAATACTATAGTTGATGAATCTGAAAACGAAGCTTTTACTTGCATTTATAAAGGTACAAGTGAAAATGATATTGTTGTTGAGGAATGGGATGCTATAGCAAGAGGTATAAGGTTTAGTGTAATAGCTTTAGAAGATAAAGAAGATACAACTAATGATAGGTGGGTTGAAGCTTTATCTAAGTATACAAAAGATTTATTAGAAATTGAGAGTTATAAGGAAAATTGGAAGAAAAACTTTATAGCTCCATGCGCATTATGGCGAACTACAAATGTTGAAAACAAAAGAATAAATTATCATTTGATTGAGATTACCAAAACTATGAAATGTCATGTTGTAAGTAAAAATAAGGATGAAATAGTTAAGTTTCTTGAAGCATTAGAAACAAGTTTAATAATAGATAAAAGAGTAAGACTTAGAGAGGATAAGAATATGTATTTAACTCTTGTTAGCGTAGTTGAGGATAGGGAATCAGACATGTTTACAACAGGACAATTAACAGTTGTGTTCAAAATGATAGGTAAGATAAAAAGAGAAGGTCCTATTATGGATAAAATTTATAGTAATGGAAATTTAAAATAGGAGGTGTAAGGGTTGGCTGAAACAATTAATAAAAAGACTAATGTAAGTAAGCAGGAAGAAAAATATTTGAAAAATGATTTCTTAAAAAATAGTGAAGCACTTGGCTACGAAAAAATGGTAGTTGCAGGTGCTTTATTTAATTGTAAGAAAGAAGAACTTACAAAATCAGAGTTTGAGAAATTAATAAAAGATTTTTTAGAAAGAGAGGTGAAGTAAAATGGCAACTGGTACATGGAATGAAAAAGAAAAAAAGGAGATACCGGGCTTTTATAACAGATTCAAAACACAAGCAGAAAAGTCTGCAAACACAGGATTAAAGGGTAGATTAGCAATACCAGTTAAGGCTAATTGGGGAGAAGTTGGCAAGGTTGTAACAATAAAAAATGACTTGAGACAGCTTAAAACTTTGTTTGGTGATGATATGAACTATTCAGCGTATAAGTTAGGTAAATTAGCTTTATTAGGAAATGTAAAAGAGCTGTTATTATATAGGCTTGTAGATGGAAAACAAAAGAAGGGTACATTAACACTAAAAGATACTACAGAAAATAGTGCAAAAGATGTAATTAAGTTAGAAACTAAGTATCCAACAGCTAGAAACTTTAATGTAACAATAAAATCCAATTTAGTAGATTCAGATAAAAAGGACTTTATATTCTTTGAAAATACTAAACAGTTATTTAGTTCAAGTATTAAAGGCACTATAGATGAAATAGTACTAGAAATAAACTCAAATTTAGATAATGAGTATGTAATTGCAACTAAAGTAGCTGATAGCGATACAATTCTAGCAAATGTAGTAAATCAAGCTTTAGAGGGTGGGAATGATGGTTGCACATCTATTACTAATGAGTCTTATCTAAAAGCACTAGAAGAATTTGAAAGATATAGTTTTGACTCTTTTGTACTTGATGGTGTGGCTGAGGAAGCATTGCAGGAAACTACAAAAGCTTGGGTAGCTAAGAATAAGGAGCTAGGAAAAGATATATTATTATTTCTTGGTGGAAAAGCAGAGGATAATATAAAACAAATTAATGATAAATCAAAAAGTTTTAATGATGAAAATATAGTTAATGTTGGGAGTTCAGCTTATTATGAGGGAATAAAATATACACCTAGTGAAGTAGCTGTTTATATTGCTGCTCTTTCTGTAAGTAAAGGTATAACAGGAAGTATATGTAATGCTAAGACTATATTTGAAGAAGTAGAACCAAGATTAAGCCAAAGTGAAGTAAAAGAGTGTTTGAAATCAGGTACACTAATACTTGATTTTGATGATGGAGACGTAATTATAGTTGATGATGTAAACACATTTAAGAAGTATGTAGATGATAAGAATGAAGCTATAGGATATATCTCTAATATTATGTTTATTAATACTATAAATAAAGATACTTCATTGAAGCGAAAGGAATTTGTAGGTAAGATATTTAATGATTCAACAGGGCAGACAACTGTTATATGTGCATTAAAGAAATATTTTGAAGAATTAATGGGTCAAGGCATTATATCAGAATTTAATGTTGATATAGATACAGAGCTTCAAGCAACTGCTAAAGCAGATGAGTTTTATTGGAAATGGGATGCTGTCAAGGTTGATGTGATGAAGAAAATCTTTGGAACTGGATATTTAGGATAAAGGAGGTTATAAAGTATGGGAAAATATGATGAAAATATTATAGATGCTGCAAATGTTGCAGATGGCTCGAATGCTAAAATAATAGTTGATGGGAAAGAAGAAGGATATGGAACAGAGTTTACAGCTGAGGTTGAAAATGATAAGAAAACCTTTAGAGTGATTGGTTGCAAATGGGAGCTTAACAAGGCATCTACTCAAAAAGGTACTTTTTCTTTAACTGTACTTAAAACAACATCTGAATGGATCGAAAGAGGATTTGATAAATTTGAATTAATATCTGAAATAGAAAATCCTGGATTAGTTGGATATGAAAGAATTAGATATAAAAATTGTATGGTAGATAAAATACAACTAGCAAGTATAAAAGCTGATGAAAATATAGAAATACAAATAGATGGTACTTTTGAGGGTTATGAGCTAGTGGATAAAATAGCATAATAAATAAATTTAAGCTACATGTAATTAATTTTATATGTAGCTTTTCAAATAAAACTATAAAAATGGAGGAAGTTAAAAATGGCAAACTTAGATAAAGAATTTTTAAATGAAGGAATAGAAGAAGAAAGAGAACTTACTAAAGAGGAAATAGCAAAGCAACAAGAAGATAATATAATTATGAAATTGACAGAGGATGCTATATTACCTGAAAAAACTATTTTTGTAAAAAGATTAGATATACCACTTACACTTAGGGCTTTAACAGAAAAAGAGATAAGTGCGTTGCAAAAAAAATATACAAAAGTTACTAAGGTAAGAGGTAGAAGGGAAAGCAAACTAATGGAAGATGAATTTAATATAGCTCTAATAGAAAAAGCTACAATAGTTCCTAATTTTTGCGATGCAAGACTTCTTAATTCTATGAATGTATCTAGTGGTGTTGAATTTATAAGAAGAAAGTTCTTAGCAGGAGAAATCGCATTAATTAGTGATGAGGTACTAGAATTGTCTGGATTTTATGAAGAATTAAGTGATGATGATATAAAAAACTAATAAAGAGAGGTGGGAAGATTACTATTTTATACAACGCATATGTTAAACATAGTATTCTTCCAGAGGACTTTTTAAAAAGAGAGAAAACACCTCAACAGCTTCTTAGAGTTTTTACTCAACATGAAATAGAACAAGAAAATAAAGCTATGAAAAATAAATAAAATTTAAACTAAAAGTGAGGTGAGAGAAATAGCTAAAAAAGAAATGTATCACATTGATGTTGTCATTGATGTTACAGGAGATGAACAAACTAAAAATAAATTAAGTGCTATGGAAAGATACACGAAACAGACAGAAAAGAGAATGAGAGCACTAAATAGGATAAAAGCTAATCCAGTTATACAAGCTCAAGATAAAACATCTAGTGTTGTAAATAGAATTAGCAACAACTTAAAAAGAGTGGGTAGAACTATATCTACAACCATAAACGCAAAAGATAGAGCATCTAGCGTTGTAAATAGAGTTAAAAACAAAGTAAATAGCTTACTTACAAGTCGACAAAGAGAAGTTTTATTAAAGGCTAGAGACAAAGCTAGTCAAGTTGTAGATAAAGTAAAAGCTAAGGTACAAAATTTGACTGCGGCTACAATAATTAGCTTGAATATGAAAGCTGACCCAGCACTAAGAGTTATTTCTCAAACTAGAAGTAAGTTAGGAGAACTCAAAAACAACACAATAATAAATATTAAAGCAAAAGGTGAAGAAGCATTAAATACTATTTCTCGTACTAAGAGTAAATTACAAGAGTTTTCTAATAGGACTTATCAAGCAATTGTAAAATTAAAAGATGAAGCTAGTCCAACTTTGAGTGGGTTAGATGGTAAGATAAGTTCTTTTATAAGTAGTACTATTAGTAAGTTTACACAATTAGCAGTAACAGCCACAGCATTAATTGGTGGTGTTGGAGTAGGAAGTGCTATAAAAGGATTTGCAGACTTTGAACAAGCAATGAAAAACGCACAAGCTGTATCAAGTGCAAATTCAAAGGAAATGGCAGAAATGACTGCAATGGCAAGGGAAATGGGTCGTACAACTAGCTTTACAGCTAAAGATGCAGGGAATGCTATGTATTTTATGGGGATGGCTGGATGGAAAAGCAAAGAAATGATTGCTGGTCTACCTGGTATATTAAATTTGGCAGCAACAGGTCAGACAGATTTAGCACTAACAGCAGATATTGTGACTGATGGTTTAACTGCTTTAGGGCTAACTGCAAAGGATACAGGAATGTTTGTTGATGTTATGGCAGCAACAGTTACAAACTCTAACACAGACATAGAAAGAATGGGTGAAACTTTTAAGTATATGGGAAGTGTTGGAGGAGCATTAGGTGTTTCTATGAAAGATTTGAGTTTAGCAACTGGCTTAATGGCTAGTGCAAGCGTTAAAGGTAGCATGGCAGGTACTGCACTTAGAGGTGGTTTAGTTAGATTAATAAAACCCCCAGCTGAGGCACAGAAAGCTATGAATAAATATGGAATAGAAATAAAGAAAACAAAAGATGGAAATTTAGATTTAGCTAGTACAATCGTTGACCTTAGAGAAAAATTAGGCGGACTTGAAGGAGTACAAAAAAGTGCTGCAATAAGTAGCATATTTGGGCGAACAGCCATGGCCGGTTGGGCGGCTGTAGTAAACGCAAGTGAAAAAGATTTTAAAAAATTAACAACAGCTATAAATGAAAGTGAAGGAGAAGCTAAGAGAATTGCTGATATGAAACTAGATACCCTGTCAGGACAATTTGAAATTTTAAAAAGTGCTATTGATGATGTAAGAATATCAGTAGGTCAAAGACTTGGACCTATGACACGAAGTTTTGTTGAACAGTTAACAAAAGATATGCCTAAAATAGGGGATGCCATCGTTAGTTTTGTAAGTGATTTTATAAATGATTTTGATAAAATTAAAAGTATTATGCAAAATGTCATTTCAGTAATATCTGGAATAGTATCTGCATTTATTGCTTTCAAAGCTTTAAAGTTTATTTCTTTTCTAATTCCTATATTAAGCGATATAGGATTTGCAATAGCTGCTTTTGCAGGTGGTGCGGCAACGCTAGGAGAAGCTTTATTGTTTGCACTAGGTGGACCTGTTGGTGCTGTTATAGCAGGAGTAGTATTACTAGCAACAGCATTTACATTAGCTTATCAAAAATCAGATGCTTTTAGAAAAATTGTCAAAAATGTAGGAAAATCAATTAAAAATTTTTTACAAGAAGCAATAATAGCAATTTCACCTTTTGTAAATGTGTTTGGTAACAAATTAAAAGAATTAGGGAAAGCTGTAATTCCATTGTTAAAAGTATTTGGGGATTTTGCATCAACGCTAATGAGTAAAATCGGACCTATAATTTTGTTTTTATCAAGTAATGTTTTAGCTGGCTTTATATTAACTTTTGTAGCTGCTGTAGAAGCTGTTAAATCTGCTGTAGTCGCGATAACAGGTGTATTGCAAGGTTTAACATCAATTATAAAAGGAGTTTTTGATATTGTTGGAGGAATAATAAGTGGTGATGGGAAACAAATAATAAATGGCTTAAAATCTGTATTTGAAGGAGGAATAAAAATTGTTTCTTCTGTTTGGAAAGGATTAGTAGATATTGTAACTTCTCCTATTCAAGCTGTTGTAGATGTTCTAGACGAAAAATTCGGAAAAAAAGTAGAGGGAATAAAGAAAAAATGGAATGAATTAAAAGACTTCTTAAAAAATCCTACTAAAGCAGCTCCAAAAGTTCAACCTGTCAATTTATCTGGAGAGAAAGCATCAAACGAGTTACAAGCTTCATCAAACGGAGCAAAAGCATATATAAGTTCGTTAGGTCAAAAAATAGGTGAAGGTATTGGAAAAATTAAAGATAAATTTGGAGAACTCAAAATATCTGCAACAGAAGTATTTAATAATATAGTATCTTTCGTAGGAGGCAAAGCAACCGAATTAAAAGATAAACTTTTAGAAGGCATAAAACCTGCTATAGATACATTTAAACAATCATTAAGTAATTTAAAAGAAGTTTTTGGAGATTCTTTAGATAGCATAAAAGAAGCTTTTGGAGGTTTAAAAACTGTATTTGATGAAAATATTAAAACGCCTTTCGAAAATTTAAAACAAAAAGTTTTAGAAACAAAAGAAAGTTTAAAACCAGTTTTTGATAACTTAAAATCTAGCTTTGCAGAACTAGGAAAAGCTCTTGAACCAATAAAAGAAGCATTTAGTGGAATAAAAGATTTCTTTTCAAATTTGTTTAAGCCAATTAAAGATGATGGAGCAACTAAGACAACTAAAACCAATATGGATGAGTTAAAACAATCAACACAACGTGTTGGAACATCTTTCAAAGAGTTAGGAAATGCTTTCAACCAATTAAAAGAAGCAGCAAAACCTTTTATAGACTATTTAAAACAGATAAAAGATTCTTTAACATCTACTCTGGGAGATATAGGGGGAGGATTACTCAAAGGTGTAGCAACTTCTATAGTTTTAGTTATAACTTCTGTTATTAATGCAATTGCATCTATTATAAATGCTGTAGCAGGTGCTATAAAAGGTGTAATTGATATAATAAAAGGAATATTCGAAATCATAGGTGGGATAATTAGTGGTGATGGTGAAAAAATAAAACAAGGATTTTCTGATGTTTTCAAAGGAATTGGGGAAGTAGTCAAATCATTGTGGGAAGGTATAAAAGGAGTTTTAGGAGCACCACTTAAAGCAGTTGTAAATTTTATTGATAATGGATTTTCAGAAAAAGTAGGGCAAGTAAAACAATGGTGGTCTGATTTAAAAACTAATGTAGGCCAAAAAATAAGCGGATTTGTTAGTTTTGTAAGCAATGGTTTTCAACAAAAAGTTCAACAAGTTGGAATGTGGTGGCAAGGACTTAAAGTAAATTTATCTGGCAAAATAAGTGGATTTGTAAGTCTTGTAGAAAACGGATTTAAAAGTAAAGTGGATTCAATTAAATCAGCATGGGATAGTTTAAGAAAAAAATTATCACAAAAAATAACTGGTTTTGTAAGTATAGTAAAAACTGGAATAAGTAATGTATTGGACCGTTTTGCTGATGGTGGAGTTGCAAGTAAACCAAGTATTTGTGGAGAAGCAGGTCCTGAAATGGTTATTCCTCTTTCTAATAGTAAGAGAAGTAGAGCATTAAGTTTATATGAACAAGCAGGACAGATGCTTGGAACTAAAGCAAGCAATAATGTTATTCCAATATCTCAAAAATTAGGAACTAGTTTTAATTCTGCAAGTAGTATCCAAAATAGTAATTCTAGTATTATTAATAATGTTAGACAATTTCCTACCAAACAAGAAGAATTTAATAATACAGAAAATAGAATTTATCAAGAAGCTCAACCACAAAACATAATTTCTAGTGGAAGTAATGCGATTAATGTTGGTGGAATATCTATAAATATTCAAGGTAGCAACAACAAAGAAGAAATGATACAAGAAATATTGTCTCAAGTGGAAAGTGGATTAAGAGAAGCATTAGAAGACATTGGATAATGTCGAATTGTTGTTAAAAAAATCCTCCTTATAGATGTTATAATTTAATTATAAATTACATGAGGGGGATTTGCATATTATGTGGGGAAGATTTAAAAATATGAGTATAATCTTAAAGGTTTTAGTTTTAGTTTGTGCTATAGCAATTTTTCCAATAACTTTATTAGCATTTTCTATAGAATTTGTAGTTAAATCTTTTAAAAGAAACGAAAGGTTTAAAGTTGTTTTTGGCGTATTTTTAGTTTTTATTACATTTTCATTTGTATGTATTTGGTATTTGTTAGAAGATAATATAACAACTAGCAATAGTAGTAATAAAAAACAAGAAGAACATCTAAAAGAAGAGCCAGGTAAAAATCTAGCAACAAGAGAAGCAGAAGAAGAAACAAATAAGAAGAAAGAACAAGAGAAACAGAAAAATGAAGGTACAGAAGCTGAAAAAAAAGAGCGAGATAAAACTGAGAAAAAAGAAAAAGTAGATAAAAAATATCAAGAGAAGAATAAAGAGAAAGCAGAAACGAAAAAGCAAACATTAACTAGTGAAGAATTAAAGAAAAAAGTTGATTCTATAATTCCAGCAGAGTATAAAGGAAATTATTACACAAATGATGTATTAGATACAGATGGTAGCTATGTACTTAGTTTACAAGTTCAAAATGCAAGTTTTGACAATGAAAGCAGTTGTAAGGCATTTACTAAAGACTTAATTAACAAGTTGAAAGAATTTAGAATAGACTCAGCAGAAGTATATTTTGTAGGTTCAAGTGGTCAAACAACATATCAAATTAATATAGATGATTTCTTGAAAGTTCAAGATAATATTAAGAGTGTAGATAATATGGAGTTTTTCTCTTTCAAAGATTTTAAAAATTAGATATATAAGAAAAAGACGTTTATTTATTAGGAATAGATGTCTTTTTTATTGTAAAAAGGAAGTGATAATTTGGTAATAGACATATACCTAAAAAATGAAAAAGAAAAAATAGATTTTCATTTTCCAGTAAATCCATTCGATAGTTTATCTATTAAAAAAGAAAAAAGGTTTGAAACTGTAGATATAGTAAACTTAGGCGAATTTGACATTAAAAAAGAAGGAGAGAAGATAAGAGAAATATCATTTAAAACATTTCTGCCTAACTTATATGACGCTTCTTATTGCAGATACAGTGAGTTAAAAAATCCAATCGAAGTAGTGGCAATGCTTGAAAAGTGGGTAGACCAAGCTGAACCATTACGATTAATAGTAACTGGTTTTGGCTACAATGGATTAGTTACAATATCTAATTTTAGTAATACTCAAACAGCAGGAAGAGAAGAAGACAGAGATATTGAGATAACATTTAGAACTTACAGAGAACTGAAGATAGAGACATTAAAGAAAGAAACTAAAAGTAATACTAAAACAGATTTAAAAGACAATAGACCTAATAATAAAACCACTCCAAAAATATATACTGTTAAGTCAAGTGATACATTATATAAGATAGCTAAAAATCTTTTAGGCAAAGGTTCGAGATGGCCAGAAATTTACAATATACCCGAAAACAAAAAAGTCATTGGTAAAAATCCGAATGTGATTAAAAAAGGACAAAAGTTGGTGATACCTTCTAAATGAAAATAATATTAAATGGAAAATATGATATTGCAAATTTTAACGAGGGAATAACATTAAGTGAAGCTATAGACGGAGTTGCATATAAGATGGATGTATCATTAGTAGAACCTAAACAACTTCAAGATATATGGATTAAAAAAGGTGATAAAATAGTTCTAATTGACATTGCATATGAGAGTAAAAAAGAAGAAACAATCTTTGATGGAGTCATATGGGAAACTAGGAGAAGTGAAAAGAGTAAAAAACTGACATTATCTTGTAGAGAAAGAACTGTTTACATGGAAGAATCAGAAGAACAATATTCGTTTAAAGAAAATACAGCAACACAAAGAATTGAATACTACTGCAAACAATGGAATATACCTTACTACAATCTAGCGAATACTTCTGTAAAACTTGCTAAAGTAATACATAAGACAAATATACTAGATATGATTAAAAAAGACTTAAAAGAAACAGCGAGTAAGGGTGGAGACTTATTTAGAGTAAGGATGGATAATAAATTAAAACTATTTAAGCTTGGTACTAATGCAAATGTATATAAATTAGATAGTATATTAGAAGATGCAAACTTTACAAGTAGTTTTAATGATGCAGTAACAAGTGTAAAAGTTTTAGGAAAGAGTAAAGATGAAAATACAAAAGCACCTATCATTGGAACATATAAAAAGGACTCAGACAAATATGGAACACTGCAAAAGATTAAACAAGATGAAAAGATAAAAAATACTAAAGAAGCTAAGAAAGCAGCAGAAGCAATGTTCAATAGTGGAGAGGAAACAATAAGTGTAGATTGTGCAGTAGATATAAATAGAATAAGAGCAGGTGACAAGGTAAGTTTAAAAAGTAAAGAATATTATGTTATAGATGTCACTCATACACTAGATTCTAGACTGAAAATGAAGCTCAATATAGGGACTTTAGAATATATAAGGAGGAAGTTTTATAACAATGACTGATGCTAGATTTAATGGAATTGCTAGAATATTGAAAGAAAATATGAATAAAAGTGTAGCAAATAGCACTTTTGGAATGGGTTGTGAACTTGCAGAAATAACAACAAATGGATTAAAAGTAAATGGTTATAAAGATGAAATACAAGATTATTTAGTATTAGAGAGTTTAATATTAAAAGAGGATTATTTTACTTTTTCAGATGAAGCTTTAAGTGGAGAATATAGGCATAAGCATAAAATAGAAACTACAAAAGAATTAAAACCCTTGGCTATAGGCGATAAGGTGTTAGTAGCAGTCATGGGAGCTGAATTTGCAGTAATTGGGAGGGTTGTAAATGCCAAACCTATTTCCAATTAATGAGAAATTTGAAACTGTAGAATTAAAAAATAATGATGAAAATGAATTGGACCTAAAGGGTTCTTTTTTATTTGATTTTGAAAAAGGTGAATTTGTTAAAAATGCAGATGGAACATTAAAAAAATGCGATAAAGTTCAAGCGTACAAACAATGGTGTCAGAAAGCTATATTAACACCTAGGCACAAAAGGTCAGCTTATTCTAGTGTATATGGAAGTGAAATAAAAGAATTAATCGCTAGTAACTTATCACAAAATGCAAAAGAGCTTGAAATAACTAGATTAATAAAAGAAACTCTTTTAGTGCATCCTTACACAAAAGAAGTAGGAGAGTTTAGTTTTAATTGGCTGGAGAATAGCAGGTTAGTAGAGTATGAATTTAATGTATTAACAATAGATGATGAAAATATAGTAATTGATGGCAATATAAAAAGGTAGGTGATTATATGCAAAGAGAGCTACCTATACCAGTATTTTTAACAGAAGATGAGGACTCTGTACATGAAAGGATGTTAAGTAACTTTCAAGATGTGAGCACACTAGAAGGGGACTTTATTTATGATGCAACAAGACCTACAGCAGAGCAGATAGCCGAATTAAAACAACTAGGATTACAAAATAATTTAAAGATAGCATTTCCTCAGACCTCTTATGGAACTTATTTAGAGTGGCTTGGTGAATGTAAAGGAGTATTTAAAAATCAACCAACTAAGGCTACTGGAGTTATTACATTTACAGGTATGCAAGGAACTATCATTACAAAAGGAACTATAGTAACTACTATTGCAACTGATGAAAAACAGAGCATAGAATTTGAGCTTCTTGAAACTAAAACTATAGGAGAAAATGAAACAGTAGATATTAAAGCAGAATGTAGAGTTGCAGGAATTATAGGGAATGTGTCTAAAGGTAGTGTAGCCGTTTTGCTAGGTTCTATTAATGGTATTAAATCAGTTACTAATAAAGAAGATTTCAAAGGTGGAACAGATATTGAAGACGAAGAACATTTTAGAGAAAGAGTTCTTGTAGCAGAACAAGAAGATAAACTTAGTGGAGCTAGTTCAGATTATATAAGATGGGCTAAAGAAGTAGATGGAGTGGGATATGCTTATGTAGTTCCCGAATGGAATGGAGCAGGGACAGTAAAAGTATTAATACTAGATAAAAACAGAAAAGCAGCAACACAAGAATTAATAGATAAGGTCCAAGAATATATATATCCATTGAATATATCAGAAGGAGAAAATAGAGATGGGAAAGCTCCTATCGGTGCATTAGTTACAGTTGTGACACCTGACACATTACTTATTAATGTAAAAGCTAGTTTTATATTTAGTAATGGCTTTAGTGAAGAAACTGTATTAAACAATCTAAAAACTAAGATAGATAAATATTTAGATAAGATTGATTTAGGGGGGACAGTCTCATACAATGCTATACAGGCGATAGTAGGCTCTATGATGCTGACAGATGAAGGTATAGAAGACTTTTCTAATCTTACTATAAATGATGTAAAAGAAAATATAAAATTGCAAGACCAAGTGGTCGGAATAGGGGAAATAGTTAACGAGGTGGTTGGATGATAGCTTCTAAAAAAGGTAAAGAAATGCTTCTTACATTATCTCCTATCTATGAACAATCTATCATAATGCAAAGCTTATATGAAGCTATAGGAAGCGAATTTGATAATCTAGAATTATTAAATAAAGAAATAGAGTTACAATTATTCCCTCAGAGTGCGACATGGGGACTTGAATTTTGGGAAAATAGAGTGGGTTTATCCACTAATATAGATGAAGATATAGAAGCTAGAAGAAGAAAGGTCATTGCTAAGCTTCAAAGTAAATATATTATGACACCTAAAAGAATGGCTATGATACTCCAATCTTATACAGGTGCAAACATAAAAATAAATGAAAATATATCTCCATATACTTTTGGTGTTGAATTAACCAGTACCCAAGGTTTTCCTAAAGATTTAGAAGATTTATATAAGAGAGTAAATGTTATAAAACCTTCTCATTTAGCTGTAAGTTATAAGTTAGTTTCTTTATTGAAAAGTAAAACCTATTTTGCACAAACGGCAATTATGAGCGAAGAAATAACTGTATATCCGTACACAAGCAAAGAAGTAAAAGCAAGTGTTAAAGCCAAGTTTGCACTAGCTCATAACATGAGCTCAGAAACATTAACAGTATATCCAAGATAGGAGGTGGCATAAATGGCTGATGAACAATTTTACACAATACTAACAAACATAGGTAAAGCTAAGATTGCTAATGCAGGAATGTTAGGTAAGTCAGTAATTTTAGAGAAGATTCAAGCAGGTGATGGTGGAGGAAACTACTATAATCCAACAGAAGACCAAACAGCATTAAAAAATAAAGTTTGGGAAGGGAATATAAATGCTTTTGATAATGATGAAAATAATCCTAACTGGATTATTGCAACAGCATGTATCCCTGGTTCGATAGGTGGATTTACAGTTAGAGAAATGGGTCTTATAGATAATGAAGGAGATATGATTGCAGTTTGTAAAAGCCCTGAAACCTACAAGCCAAAAGTTGATAATGGAGCTATGAAAGATTTGTATTTGAAATTTATCATAGAAGTATCTAATGTAGAGAAAGTGACATTAGTTGTTGACCCTACAGCTATTTTTCTAACTAAAAAAGATGAAGAAAAAATATTAACAAATATTAATAAACTAGACACTAAAATAGATACAACCAAAACAGAATTAACAAGCAACATAGAAACTACTAAAACAGAGCTAAACACTAGAATTGACACAGAAAATGAGAAACAAAATATTAAAATTGACCAATTAATCGCAGGTGGTTCAAATGTGGCATCTACTCAAATAATAACAATTGATGATTGGGTTGAGGATGCAGAAAATGGATTCAAAGCAACTGTAACACATAGTTTATTAACACAGAGAATAGTTGTAAATATTATAGATGCTACTACAAAAGAAAATGCAGTTACAAACTTTAAAATTATAGATGATAATTCTATAGAAGTTAGAAGTGAAACAAGGTCAGAATTAAACGTTTATGTGATAAATGGAAATGCAGAAACTCATTTTATTAATGCAACTGTAGATGATAACAGAGTATCTGAAATGACTACTTATTCGTCTAAGAAAATCGAAGATAGATTTGTTAATCTAGAAGAAAAGGTAAATGGTGGTTTATCTAATATTGCAACTAGTGTAAATGAGTTAATAACTTATTGTTAGAGAGGAGAGTGAGAAAATGCAGACTGAATGGAATTTTGGTTATAATGGTTCGCCACAAAGTGTTATATTGAAACCTGGCAAATATAAATTTGAATGCTGGGGTTCTTCTGGAGGTATCAACAATTCTTCTTGGCATACTGATGCTAAAGGCGGATATTCTAAAGGTGAAATTACATTAAAAAAACAAACTACATTATATGTTTACGTCGGCGAAAGTGGTTTTGCTTCTTCATCTACGAGTAATAACACTAAAAGTGGTTTTAATGGCGGTGGTAAAGGTTATTTAAATCAACAGGTTATGGGTACTTATTATTCTATGTACGGTGGTGGTGCTACTGATATAAGGCTCGTTGGTGGTGCTTGGGATAATGAGCAAGGTTTGCTATCTCGTATAATTGTCGCAGGTGGTGGCGGTGGTTCATATTCTCCTTATACTGGTGGTGCAGGAGGAGGATTAGCAGGAGGTACTGGGTATAGTGCTAACGACAGACATCGTCCCGGCGGTACTCAATATCAAGGTGGTATTGGTCGTGTAAGCACAGAAAACGGAAGTTTTGGAAAAGGGTGTTCTGCTAAAGATTCAACTGGCGAAGGCGGTGGAGGTGGCTGGTTTGGTGGTGCAGGAATGAATGGTGTGGGAGCAGGTGGAGGTGGAAGTGGCTACATATTAACTAAAGATAGTTATAAGCCTACTGGCTACACACCAACATCTGAATATTATTTTGATAATGTTGTTATGGAATCTGGTGGAAATACTGCTGGTGCTTATGGTTATGCCCTAATAACATTACTACAAGCATTACCTTTTTTAACCGTATCCTCTTATAACTCAACTACAGCAACATTCAAAGCCGACCACACAGACCCAGCATTGTTAACTAAAATAGAATACTTTATAGATGATGTATTAAAAGAAACTATCACAACAGATTTAACTCTTGAAAAAACAATTAACTATACATTAGAAGATAATGCACTACACACACTTAAGATAGTTGTTACAGACAGTAATAATGCTACAGCAGAAAAAGTGTTAAGTATAAGTAAGAATATAATGCCACTGCCCGAAAATGTAAATTTAAATGATATATCAACAAAACTGACAGAAGTTAATGCAGGATTTAAAACTGGTAAAACAAGTATTATAAATACTTTAGCATTAAAGAATATAGAAGCAAGTTTGAATAATACACTTGTGGAGTTATCAGAGAAAATTAAAACTTCTTTTGATAGTTCTGACGCTAGTGTACAAGATTTGATGAATCAGTTAACGCAATCTAATAATACTATAACACAGTTAAATACTAAGTATCAATATTTTAGTGGTGTTACCACTCTCATTGGCAATAGTATTTGTATAGCTAATTTTTATGGAAAGGCATCTGGTATGTATCCTGGCTATTGGATTAGGGTTGGAGGTTTTAAATCTGTTCCTAATATTTTTATTGCTGAATGCGAATATATTTATGATGGTAAATTTTATAAACATCTTATTTTTGCTTCTTGCGGTGTTTTTACTAAAGATTTTACTATTCGTTTATGTTTTAGTCGTGAAATAGATGTTAATACCTTTAGCGTTAAAGGTGATATTTTCAATATTGAAGAGCAGGATGTTTGGTATAATACTAATCTTGGTCTTAATCTGCCTGCATATAACACTAATATACCAGTTAATTTTAATTGGTGTGCTATAAAATTTAAATAAATGAGGTGATAAAATGAATAGAGCAAATAGAATAATTTACGACCAAACAGGCAAAATACTTTTACAAACTGGAGAAGCAACAGGGGATATATTAGAACATGATGAAATAACAGAATTGCATTGCATTGACATTGAGTATGGAAGTATAGATTATACAAAAAATAGAATTACAGGTATAAATATAGAAACGAAAGAACCAATTTTGGAAGAAATACCAATATTCGTTTCAGAAGAAGAAAAGAGAATACAAGAGTTAGAAAACCAATTATTACTAAATGAAAATGAAAAAGTAGGAGGATTATTATAATGAATATAAATAATGTTGTAGTAAGAATATTAGCAGAGAGGATTTTAAGTAGAGGCTTAAATCCTTTAAAAAATCGAGAATTTGAATTAGATGACGTAACTAACACAGAGTATAGAAAAGCAGTAGAGGATTATATAATTAAACAGAGTGGAGTAGTAGAAGGAATAGAACCAACAGCTTAGTAGGTTCTTTTTTTTATTGAAAGAGGTGATTAAATGACTTTTAAAGAGTTAGTTAATAAAGTTAGAAATCTTGTATTAGAAGCAGAGAAAGTAACTATAGAAGATACAGAGAATAATTTTACAAGTGATAATGTAGAAGATGCTTTAAAAGAGGTTTTTCAGTCTGGAGTTGATGCTAAAAATAATGTAGTAACAGCATTAAACTCCAAGGGCGCAGAGGTTACTACAAGCGATACATGGGAAGAAATAAAGAATAAAATAAATGATAGTAAATGTAGTTTCGCTTTGTTTGAAACTACATTTACTAATAAAAGGTTTATCATAAATAAAATATTTGATGAAGACGTAAAAGAGATGACATTGTTTCATAACGATATAGATTGTTACTTTATAGTAGCTAAGTTTTATATATATAAAATGGATTCTAATTTCAATTTAATTTATAAAAATAGACTTACTTATAACCCAGATGGTGCCTATATAGATGAGAATTATATTTATATAGGAGATGTGTATAATCTATCTAAATATGACAAAGAAAGTGGGAATCTTGTTTCTTCACGTACTAATATTGGTTGTCTTTATATGTGTGGAGATGAAAATTATTTATATGCAGTTGTAACTTCTGGGCTTGGAGGAGTAAGACCATCTGAAAAGTTTATCAAAATAGATAAGTTAAATTTGTCAACCATTATAGAGAATGGAGATGGAACAGATAATAGCACATATGAGTTTAGATACCACGAAAAATTTGTAATGAACTCAAATAACATTTATTTTATGAAAGCAAAACATAAAAAAAATAGTTATAATGATTATTACCAATATTTATGTAAAATGAATCCAAATACACTGAATATAGATACACAATTAACAATTTATAATAATGTGCCCTATAAAGACTATGTAAAAGGATTTGTTTTTATAGGTGACAAGATTTATTTGACTAAACAAAGAAATATAGAGTCAGCTTTGAGTAAAACTTTATCTGTTGTTGATAAAGATTTAAATTTAACTGAATTAGGAGCTGATACATATTCTCCAAATAGGGATTTAATTACAGATGGAACATACCTTTATTCAGTTTCTGCATGGAGTAGTCCAAGCAGATTTGATTTAGAAAAAATAAATGTATCAGATTTTAAAAAAATAACTGAGTATTCTTGTCATTCAGATTTAAAATCTTTTGTAACTTTATGTAATAACAAAATATGCTTTACTAGTAGTTCAGGTATTTGTTTAGCTATATTAGTATCTAATATTTTAATTCAAAAAGAAGGAGAGGAACTTTAATGATTTATTTAGGAAATTTAATGGACACAGAAGAACAAAATATAAAATATGTTGGAATGATACACTATAAACCAAGTATATTAGGTGAAGAAGATTTAAAAAGTGGAATTTTAGTTGATGAATTGCCAGTACAACAATATATAGAAAATAAAGAAGCAAAGTTATTTATAAATATAGATACTAAAGAAGTATTTTACAGATATACAGATATTAAAAGTAGTATGGAAGATAAAGTAAATTCTACAGAACAAACAATAGCAGATTTAACATTTCAATTAATGAGTAATGGGGTGATATAGTATGAATTGGTATAAGATAATAGCAGATTTTTATAAGAATGGCAACTGGACTAAAGAGCAAGTTAAAACAGCAGTAGAAAAGAATAAGATAACAGCAAGTGAATATAAAGAAATAACAGGAGAGGACTATATAGTATAGTCTTTTTTAATTCAAAAATTAGGAGGTTTTCATGAATGAAGAACTTTTCGAAGCAGATTTAAAAAGACATGAAACAAGAATAAATAAACATGGAGAAGAAATAGACGAATTAAAAATAGCAAATATAGAGTCTAAAGCAGAGTTAAAAGCATTGTGTGAGAATCTAAACTCACTTACAAGTATGCTCAAATGGCTAATTGGTACAATGATTACAACACTTGTAGGGTTCTTTATATTTGCAGTTCAAAGAGGAATATTTTAATTAATTAGGAGGATAAGAGATGGATAATTTAATAAGTTTTATACCAGAGCAGTTGCTAATTTTAGTAGCTGCTCTCTCTATTATAGGTAAGGGCTGTAAGAAGTATAAGCAACTAGATAACAAATATATTCCAGTAGTGTTATTAATACTTGGTATAGGATTTTCTATTTGGATGTTAGGACTAAGTCCTGTTGCAGTCTTACAAGGCGTGATTTGTTGGGGTATATCAATAGGTATAAACCAAACTTACAAACAGTTGAAGGAGGAAAATAAATAATGAAAATATGTATAACAGTAGGACACAGTATTTTAAAAAGTGGAGCATGTACTTCTGCTGATGGAGTAGTTAACGAGTATCAATACAACAAATCTCTTGCACCAGTATTAGCAGATACATTTAGAAAAGAAGGGCATAAGGCAGATGTAATAATATGCCCAGAAAAGCAGTTTAAAACTAAGAATGAAGAAAAGTCTTATAAAATACCTAGAGTTAATAGTGGAGGATATGATTTACTTATAGAGTTACATTTAAATGCAAGTAACGGTCAAGGTAAAGGTTCAGAAGTTCTATATTATAGTAATAAAGGCTTAGAGTATGCAACTAGAATATGTGATAAACTAGGTACAGTATTTAAAAATAGAGGAGCTAAATTAGATAAAAGTTTATATATTTTAAACAGTTCTAAACCCACTGCAATACTAATTGAAAGTTTCTTTTGTGATAACAAGGAGGATTATGAGAAGGCTAAGAAACTTGGATATGAAGGTATGGCTAAGTTAATTGTAGAAGGTGTATTAAATAAGAGTATTGAAAGTAATGAGGTGAAGCAAATGTATAAACACACAATAGTGTACAGTGGTGATGATAGAGTATCAGCAGATATTTTAGGATTATATTATAAGAGAGAAAAAGAAAGTTACTTAGTAACAGATATAAAAGACTATAAACCACATAGAACACAAAATCTATATGTAATCGGTGGAGTAACTTGTAATAAAATGAAGGAAATGAGTAAGACTACAGGAGAAAAATTTACTCAACTATATGGTAATGATGTGTGGTCAACATTGGATAAAGCTATAGAATTTGTAAAAGAAAAATTGTAGAGTTAATGATGAATAGCTAATGATAGACTATATTTGTATAGTTTATCATTAGTTTATGCAATCAAAATTATTATTTTTCAGAATTGAAATTTTCATGCTCTTTACTTACTAGATAATCATTAAAGTCACAGAATTTTAAATTATAATAACTTTCGTAACTATTATCATAATGAACTTTTTCATTATTTTCAATAGAATTTAAATAACTATGGTTGTTAATATTTGCATTTTTTATATTTAAGTATGTAAACATGTAGATTTTATAATATTTATAAATATTATGATATAATAAGGTAAGTAAAGTTTATTTTTATAGGGGGATATTAATGAGAAAGATTGAGATTTTTAACAAACTAACAGGAATTAGTTGTCCAATATTTGGAGTGTCATGGGATCCACCAGAAAGTGAAAGAAAAATTGCTAGAAGAATTATAGTTTTTCTTGAACCAAAAAGAGTTCTATATTCTCCATATGAATATGAGACTATTGAACCAGTTGTGAATTCTGTAATAGAAATAAAAAATTATTTAACATCAGAGTTAATGAATGTTAATGAAAAATCTGAATTACAAGGATATATTAGAGCTATGAGAAATTCTTGTAATAAGTTTTTGAGTAAATGCAAGGATGATAATAATTTTAGAGTGCAAGCTTGTTGTGCTGGAAATATATCTAATTGGATTTTTACTTCTGCAATAGGAGAAATGAGAGGGAATTTTGGCATAATGATAGGTCAAATAGTATCTGCTTATGGAATAAGTATTGAAGACGACCTTGCAAACATTATACCAGAATAAGACAAATTATATGTGATATTTATTTTAATCAAAAGATTTTAAATTAATAATAGTATAAATTGTAGAGTATTATATTTTTTACATTGAATATAAAATAACCTGTGATAATAAAACGAACGAAAATTATCATACTAAAACATAAGACATGTTATAATTATATTACATATTTCATAAATATACATTTAAAGCATTCCTTTTATACGAGTGCTTATTTTTTTGAAATTCATTAATGTATAAACTATCAAGAACATTACTCAACACACCTTAAAATCGATTTAAATTCTTTTTCATACACAAAGTTATATGATATAATAAAAAAGTAAATATGTAACCCCAACACATCTTTACTAAGTCAAACATTATTATATAGAGCATTCTTCATTATGGAGAGTGCTTTTTCATTTCTTTGAATAACCATGTTGATTATTTATAATATTTTCATTTAATTTATCTTTATCTATCAAATTTAATGCACAATTAATACAAATGTTAGTTTTCATATGACTTTTCTTATGAAAAGTAATATACTTATTATCATCTTTGTTTATTCCTTTATTACAGTAATCACATAATATAGTCTTAGTCATATTTTTATTCCTTTCATTTTATATTTTCCATAATTAAGTTTAACATATTTAGTATATACCTATGTATATATATTTAAAACAATGTTTTTTATTGCAATATAGAATATATTGTATAAATAAAAAAATATGGAGAATGGATATTTGATAATTGTAAAATTATGTTATAATTAAAATGCAAGAATATATCTTGCAAGAGGCTACAATCTAAGGGCGAAAGTTTTCGGAAATCACCTTCGAACGAAAGGGGGTGAGTATATGAAAACACTTATGTTTATACTTGTTATAGCGTATTACATTACTATTGTAATAAAATCTATTACAACAATAGTAAAGTCTATAACAAGATTATTAGATTCTATAAGTAGATTAAAAGAATCTTTACATAAACTAAGAAATCGTCCTGACGGCAATCAAGACGATTTCAATGAATAAATCATTACTTAAATTATTTTGAATTTGAAACTTCGCTCTAGGCTAATAGATTGTAGTTTCTTTTTTTGTTTTTGATACGAATTTACATCTTTATTATATCGCATTTTAAGAAAAAATAAAACTATGAATATTATAAATCTATTTTAATTAATTTTTTATCATATCATTATTTAAAAGTAGATAAAACTAAAAAGGGTTCTCTAGAAATCAATGTCTATCTAATTATACTTACTTACCAATACCATCACTTGGTGTAAACAAGACTCTACTACATTTTCTCCGTACTCTAATATAAAATCATCTAACTGTGTATCTAAAAAATTACAATAATCATACGAACTGCTAATATAAGCAGTCAACATGTGTGTACATTTATCCATTTTATTTTTAAACATATAAATTATTATCCCCCTAAAAAACTTTCATAAAAACAAAAAGAACACTATCTTTTTGGCAACTGGCTGACATAACTCATAAGATATTTATATAAGTCTTAGTCCCTATAGCTTTGCGTCACTAAATTTCTCTAGTTTTGCCGATTTAGTTTTATTCTACAACTAAAATAATACAATAGAATTAGTTATTGTTCAACAAGATTGTTTGAAAATTAAATAAATTTGTAGATGTGAATAATATTTTTTATATATAAAAACAAACTAAAACAGTAGAATATATGGTAAAAATTACCTATAGTTTTTGTTCTAAAAAGCTCCTATTATTAATTTAAGTTAGACGAATTAAGGAAGTGACATAAATGGAGCGACAAGAGGTAGAAAGTAAATTACGCAGGGGCGAATTAATGTTGATGGAGTACATGTGAAGGGAAAAGTCTACTCTATCTAAAAAAGAAATAGAAGTAGCAATGAAAGAAAAGTATAAGTGGAGAAAAAGCACTACAGAGATTTTACTTGGAAGATTAGTAAAAATGAGAATATTAAAAAAGAAGAGAGTTGGTTTTCAATTAAACTATGAAGTATTAGTAACTAAAAAAGAATATTTAGATGTAATAAAAGAAGAAAAAGATGTAAGTAAATATGATAATTTTTTTACACAAGTATTTACAACTATACATAAAAAAGAAGAAAAGACAGAGAAACAAATAAAAGTATTTATAGAAAGTATGCAGAAACTAGGAAAAAAATAATTTTATATTTTTATATGTTAATAGAAAGAAGGGGATATTATGCTAAATAAAAAATTACCAGATTCAGAGTTCAAGATTATGAAATACATATGGAATACTGGTTATAAAACTGTAATATCAAAAGATGTGGCAGATGAAATGGAAAAAATATATAAATGGAAACAAACTACAACACTAACACTTTTATTAAGGTTAACTAAAAGAGGTTTTTTAGCTTCTCAAAAAATAGGTAAACACACACATTATACAATATTAATAAAAGAAAAAGAATACTTAAAATCAGAAACTAAAAAACTATTTGGAGGTTTACATAATAATCCTTTATCACAGTTAATATCAAAATTACATGATAAAGAAGAGGTAAGTATTGATAAAATAGATGCGCTTGAAGAATGGTTAAGAAGTTTGCAAGAAGATGAAGAATAAGAATATGCCAAAAGGTAGCACTCAATAGTAGCTACCTTTTTGTGGATAAAGCTGGGGATAAACTGTGGAAAAGTTATATAAAAATTGTGGATAAAATGTTTTGCTGACATTTAACTGACATAAATATTAAAACTTGATTTTAAAGTATTGAAATTTCAATTATTAATCATATAAAAATAGAAAAGTTATTATTTTAATAAGGAATAATAAATATATTAATATCTTTAATAATTGTTATAAATGTGAAATACTAACAATATCTAAACTAAATTATTATAAAATAGCTGACTGTAATTTAATTGATAAAGCCTATTCTTCTAGACTTTGCCAGTTAAATTACAGTCAGTTTTATTATATAAAAAAATGCGTAACGGAACTATTATTTTATAGATTATATTTGAAAAGATAAATAAATTGTATATCTAAATTTATATATTATTTTTTACCTTTAATATATATTAAATAATAAAATAGTTAAATAATAAGATTAAGAATTTCTTAATAAATCCAGAAGATGCTTTCGATTATATAATATTTTATATTTTTATATTATTAATTATATGTGTTGCAATTGCTGCACCTACTTTTTCTGGTGAGTATCAGACACAATCAGATAGCATCCTTCGTTGTACGAAACATGGACATATTCGTCTAGCGTTTACTAAAATATTAGCTCTATTTTCTATATTTATAATAATGTTTGTTATATGTATTTCTATCCATTTGGCAATTTCTGATTTAGCTTTTGGTACTGAATGTTTGAAAACCTCATTTCAAATGTTGTTTTCTGTCATTAGTCTAGTAAATATAAATTTACTACAAGCACAGATTCTTATAGCTATTGGTGGTCTAATTTCAATACTTGCAATGGTTAGTTTAACATTATTTTTATCTGCAAAATGTAAGGATTCTCTTACTTCTATGCTGATTGCTTTTTCTATTTGCTTAATTCCTATGGGAATAGGTGTTAGTTGGATTGGATACCTATTACCGCCAGGGGGAATTGGTTTTAAGATTAGTTTATTATATCAAATGACATCATTTAATTTCTTACACTTAGGAGGTATGAGTTTTTGGACACCACACATTATACTGTTTTTCTCGGTGATAGAAATACCTATTTTTATATTTTTGGCTATTCGTACCTATTGCAAACATCAAGTATCGTAA